AAGAAAAAGGGAAACATTTCTTCGGTCAGGATAGATAATGTGAATGTTACCGCAACCACCGGGGGCTATAAACCAGCTCAAGCCTACATTCATACAATCGCAAATGAAATATCCATTACGAACTACAAAAGGCCATCCATAGGTAACGGATACCCGTCTTTAATGGTAGATACAGGATCGACAATTAACCGGTTAAATATTAGTCATAATTTCTCTATGACTTCCAACACAAACACAAGTGCCTTTAATATAATCCAGCTTAACGGCAATATAAACCATATAAACATTTTTGACAGCGCCATTTTGAGGGATTCAGCAACCTCGGTAGTCAATATGTTCCCGGTTGATCTTGGGGCATCTTTGGTAACAAACGACGTTAGCTTAAACAATGTAACCGCCTCAAATACGTCTGCAATAGCAGTAGACGAGGGCGCAACTATACCCGTTCTTTTAATGAATAATATAAGGTTATTGTCTTCGGTAGGATGGGCATTGCAGTTAAAGGCAACAAGTGTTATTTCATCTTATTATCCTAACAACATTTCGGCGCCATCCCAGATTGCGTTTTTCGGCAGCTCATCAATTACCAAGACATATAACGATGGCTATGGGCTTTTGACCAGTTTCGCAACCGGAATGAACTTTTCGGGCATTCAAAACTTTATCAACAACGATAATGCCTTTAACACTCAAATAAACTTATCCAATACAAACACGGGAACAAACGCATTTTCCGGCGTTAATTTAACGGTCAACGGAATTACAATCGGCGGCATATTTTCGCTACCATCTAACTTTACGAATGCCTCATTGGCCTCCTCTACTGAATACACGTCTCTTGGAAATAACAGGCTTTTACTGGTTGCCGATGCTAACTCAACAGGGACGGCCCAGGATATTGATCTTTCCACACTCGGTACAAATTCTACCTACCAAATGGTGATTAAGGGAAGTACGGGAAATGTCTTAATTAATAACAACACGGATAATGGCAGCGGCGCAAAATTACAGGTTAACGGGCTTGCCACAATCAAACAAAAAGGCGTTGGTACGGCAGGCACAGATAGTTTAGTTACGAGCGGTACGAACGGTAAATTGAATGTTATAGCGGCTAATTATTACGCAACATCGGCAAGCCCCGCATTAACCGGCACACCAACAGCGCCAACACCCGGCTCAAACATTAACACTACGCAGATACCAACGACAGCATGGGTGAATACTTATTATTCCCCTTTAGCAAGCCCTCAATTCACGGGAGCGGCACACTTTACCGGCATACAGACAACCTCGAATACATTTAGCGCGGGTGCCACAACAGCAACAACAAGTAATTATATAATTCAGGGTAACGCCACCAGCGGGACTGTAACGGTCAATCTACCCGCCGCAAATACCGTTCCCGGCCAAACCTACATCATTAAAAAAATAGACGGTTCAGCCAATACGGTTGTGATAACTCCGAACGGCGCTGATACAGTAGACGGTGCGGCTTCTTTAACGGTAAGCGTTCAATACAAAGGCTATACAATTCAGGCAAGCGGAAACGCATGGCTGGTAATCGGTTCATTTTAAAGCATTATGAAAACAATCATCACATTTTTACTCATGATAGCAGCTATTGGGGTAAACGCACAAACAAAAATCAGAAGCAACGAGGGCGATACGGTACTGGTGCCAAAAGGCGCTTACGTGATCGATAAGATGGTGGCCACGTCGCTAACCGACACCGCGCGTTCGGTTACCTACTCCATTACCCAAATGCAGCGGGATACGACAGTCGGTTTTTTTATCCGGGTTGTGTTTTACAACAAGCAAGGGGCAGAGATTTCAAACGCTGGCTATTTGCAGTTGCTGCAACCGCTGCCTGGAACAGCGGCGTACATGGAGTTTCTCGATAGTCGAATTTCAATTTTTAACCCCAGGATACATAAACAATAGCAAATGAAAAAAAACAATTTTAATCCTCAGCCTCGCGCTCAGCGTAATTAATTATCAGGTGTATCCATAAAAACCGTATCATTGTTTTTTTTATTAATCAAACCCAAAGCGTTATGAATTTCAAATCCTGGAAAACCTCAGCAAGCGGCGTGGTGGTTGTTATACTGCAACTGCTTCCGCTTTTGTTCCCTACCGTTGTTACGCACGATGTGGCCAACGCATTAACAGCCCTTGCCGTTGCCGTAGGCTTAATCAATGCTAAAGACAGCAATGTAACGGGCGGAACAGTCGTTAACGACCCTAACAGCGCGGCCGCTGTTAGCTCAGCAGCCAAGACAAACAAGGTATAAAGCTACCTGCTTGCTGCCCACAAAAAAAGCCTTGCTATTAACGCAGGGCTTTTTCATTTGTCAGTAATTTAGCCTACTTCGCAGGAGGCTTTTTGGTTGTATCATTCTGCGCCTCAACTTGCCTTTGCAGCACGAGGCCCCAGTTTTTAATAGTGGTTTTGCTATCCTTAACCTGGTTAGCAGGCGCGGACGTTTCGTCTAATCGGTCCAGCGTCAGGTTGAGCGCAAAGCCCAGCCTGTTCACTTCACTTGCAGGCATATCAAAACTGAAATGGTATATCTTTTCAGGTCCAGGCGTAGGCGCTACGCCAATGGTTTCTTTTTTTGGTTTCGTTTTTTCGTGTGTACCCTGGGCAAAAGAGCAAACCGCTATAAGTATACAACACGACATGGTTAATAATTTTTTCATTGTGGGTTTTGGTTATTGTTGTTCCATTGAAACAACGTAGTCCGAAAATTTATTAACCTCATTCATTACTATGGTTTCGCCCGTAGTCTTTAAAAGGAGGTCACTTTCAAGACTGTAAAAACCAAAGGTCGGGTAACCGTTACGCGCCTCGATCTCAATTTCAACCTTAAAAGTCACAGGCTCGGTGGCTTTAAAGAGCGGCATGGTAAGCAACCATTCGGTTGGCACTTCGCCTTTTGCAAAGTTGAGGCTGGTTTTTAACTGTTTATCAGTATTACCCTTGCGGTCGTCCTCTTCTTTGTGTACCTGCTCAAACTTAACCTCGAAGTTACGCAGCGCGTTTACCAGCACCATTGCCTGTTTTGGGTCAGCGAAGCAATGAGCATACCGACGGCAAAACAGTTGCAGGTCCTTGCCTGAAAAATAATGATCCTTGTTAATGCCCCAGGCCAAAAAGTCGGGATTGATTTCCAGCTTGGCATGCAGCTCAACAGCCAGGGCGTCCGTAGGGTCACCGTAAAAGTCCATACCCAATTTTTCGGGCTGTAAGTTGTAAAACAACATTGCTTTGTTGTCTTTTGGGTTTTTGTCAAACTTACCAGCTAAAATAAGGGCCGCTATGGAGCCCAGCGTTACGATCTTATTAAGTTGTCGCGGCTCATTGAGTGCGGGCGTCTTGCCTTCGCTTATCACTACGTGGATAGGCGATCCGTTATAATCAGTAGGAACGTTTACGTTCATTTTATCAATATCCATTTTAATTGATTTTAATATTAAACTTTTTTTCGATGTGTCGATTAATACGACGGTCTGTCCAACCTTTCGACTTGAGGTTGGCCGCCAATTCAAAAATTGTCTTTTTTAAACCGGGATCCACCTCAGGCAAATCCCGGTCGTTAGTTTGCTTAGCCATTTGCAGCTAACTGGCCCGGAACCATGGATATTTGCTTAACGTGCAAATATTTCATTTTCTCCTTAGGCGACAGCCCGCGGGTACGCTCCTTAACAAGCTCACCCTCAATCGTAACGTATTCCATGGTTTCCTCGGTTTCGTTAACGATGCCAAACACCTCGCACTCTTCAACCTCATAACCACGGTCAATAAAGTTGTCGTTTTGGCGGCGCTGCTTATCAAGCATAACGGTACCAATGGTTGGAGCAATTTCGATAATTAAAGGCTCCTCGCCCTCGAGGCCTTTTTTGATTGCTGCGGTGATCTCTTTTAACAGATCGTCCAGCTTGTTTTTTTCGCGGCCATGGGTTGAGGACTCATGTTCAAAGTCCGCGATTTGCTCGGAAGTGAAATACCGCTTGATCTCGTCGGTAAAGCTCTCCACAGCGTTCGACTTTAACCAGGCTGCTAATTCGCTGCCCGAGTAGTCTTGTGGTAATGTAAAGTGTACAACTTTCATTTTTGGTTAAAAATTATGTGAATTATTTTTGTTAAGATGCTTTTTTAAGATCGGACTGCTGAACTTCGCCTTTCTTTATAAGGTCGTCGATAAACTTAAGGTTTTTTTGATGCTCAGCAGAAAGAACCTTTTTAATTTTTTGCAATGCCGCTTTGTCAAGTTGGCCAACCACACCTTTCATGGCAAGGTTTAAATGGTAATACAACTTAGGATCCTGCATGTCCACGAGCTTGGACAGCATGTGTAGGTTTAAAATATGTTTAGCCATAATATATGTGTGTTATTAGTCAACAGCAAAGATAAAAATAAATTTTAGAAAAAAAAATAAAAAATATTTTAAAATATATTTTGAATGTAACATTTTTCCAATAGATTTGTAGAACATTTAAAACGCTAAATTTATGTTAAAGTTCACAAACCTATACCGTTGCAAAAAACTTACTTCCATAACAGTAGGCTCCGACGGTTCAAGCTTTGAAGCCACAGCAGTCGCCCGACTAATGGCGCCACGCGCTCAACATAGCGCCCAGGTTAAATTATTCTTTATCGACCTGCCTGAGTTTCAATATTCCTCACCAATCTTTATGAATTAATGGAAAACACAACCAGCAACGCACCTGCCAAAGTGGCAACCGTTGCGCTAACCCAACAAATGCTGGCAGCGCCAGCCTCACTCTCGGAAATGATCCAAATCCCTGCGGTGCAACAAAGGTGGATTAAAACTTATGAAAGCGTTTCGGGCAGAAACGACGGCGAAAACCGTTTTGCTGCTGAAATGATTTTATTTACGCAAGCGACTGAAAAACTGAAAGACTGCGACCGCTTTACCATTTATAGCGCGTTCATAGAGCTTGCAATCTCAGGGCTTACACTACGCGACGGACTTACCTATATAGTAGGCTTCGGTAAGAAAGCCCAATTTATGGTAGGCTGGAAAGGTCGCCTGGAGCAAATGCTCGAAATACCAAAAGTGGTTCACGTATCGGAGCCTCAGATCGTTTACGATTGTGACATTTTCGATTATGAAAAAGGGTTGGAGGTCAAAATACACAGCCACCGCCCTAAGTCACCTCGTCCTGAAAATGCAAGGATTGAGCATGTGTATATGGTAGTACACTTCACACACGGCAAGGAAATCTATATGATGGACCGCGAAGATGTTTTAAACATTCGCGACAATTACAGCAAGTCGTATAAATCCTATATGAAAGCCCTCAGCAGCGAGGAGAACAAGGGTAAGAAAGCGGGCGACATACTTAAAGGCAAAGCCAAAGGCGCAAACGGCTGGTTTGAGTACGACCTGGAACCACCTATGTGGATTTCGAGCGAAGCGCAGGCGTTTAAAAAGACGCTCGTAAAGCGCACCTGGAATATGCAGGAGAAGTTACCAAAACACGCGCTGTTGGACAACAAATATGCCGAGTTTATCGCTGCAAACCCTGAGGCTGCTTTTGTAGATCCTGACGATCAATCCAAACGCATTGCTGAGCAGTCGAGGGCAGCTATTGCCGCGCTTAGCGAGATTGAGAAAGTTAATGGCGACCTTGTTAATACGGACTCTGGTGAGATTATCACGCCGAGCGAAGATGTTACCAACGCAGCGCCCGAAGCTGGTAAAAAGCCGCGTGGTAAAAAAACAACTGCCGAACCTGCGTCGGAGCCAGCTGCTGCCGCACAGGAACAGCAAGTGGAGCAGCCCGAAACCAAAGCCGCTAACGACATTAACACAGAGGAGGCCTGGTAAAATGGAAACATCACCTGCAACAAATCAAGGTACCGATTTAGAATTGGTACTAACAGGCGCGCTGGAAAACGCCAAGACCTTATATCCCGAAATGGTAGCGAGCGCCCAGCGCGCCGCTGCCGCGCTCAGTACTATTAAACAGGTCGAAAACGACGAAGAGGACGAGAAAGCGAACGCCTACCTGGTTAAGTCGAAACTGACCTACGATAAGATCAAGGAAATGAGGGAGCGTATTACCAAAAATACCGATCTCATTAAAGAGGAGCTAATGAAACCTGAAAAAACGGTTTCCCTTGAAAAATCGCATACAGGCTCCGAAGCCTTGCGCGTTAAGCTATTGCGTGATAACTACGCAGTTAAAAAAGCCGCTCAGATCGAGGAGAACAATAAAAAAATCGAGGCGCAGCGCAATAAAGAAACCGAGCTTGCAAGGTTAAGGTCAGAGTTTACCACAACGTTCCACGCCAATATCTTAAAACGCGCGTCTGCCTTGCGTGAGGGCATTTCAGAATACCTTGCAACGTTTACGCTGGAAAACTTCGACGAAAAAGCCAAGCGGTTTTCACTTAAACCCTCATTGAAACAGGCCGACTTTGAGGATTGGTTTATTATCCCTTACGATAAATCAAAGATCACGACCGAGGATTTCAGTCAGTTTTTAGCTGAGCAAAAACAGCAGCTCACCTACGACGAGGTGAATAAAATTTATATCGCTCAGGCTGAGCCAATCGTCCTGGAGTTTAAAAACAAGCTGCCTGATCTCAAGGTTAAGCTGACAGAAATACGCGACTTGGAAAAAACCAACGCTGCTGCTGCCGAAGCTAAGAAAGCAGACATGGCAAAACAGGCTGAGGCCGAAACCAAGAAAGCTACCGACTTGTTTAACCAGCAGATCGAAACCAACAAACAGGAAGCAGCTACGCAACTGCAAAAAGAAACGTTGGACGCCGAGTTTAACGCACAGGTAGCGGCTCAGCAAAATGGCGAGCTTACTGGTGTACGCAAAACCAAATATGCGAAGATCACAGGCCCGCCCGCTGATATTGTTAAAATCTTTAGCGCGGTACTGTTCGCTTGTTATTCCAACCCATCTTTCGAGGGCCATTACAAGCGTGACAAAACCACTAAAGCGGTTAGCGTGGACGACAAAGGAGAACCTATCCTGCAAGACTGGGCAGATAAGATTTTAACCTTCTTTGCCAATAATTGCGACGCCAAAGTGGACGGCTTGGAAATACACGAAAAAATAGGAACCATTATTAAGAAATAGTGTAATTGGTGTAGTCCAGAAAATTTTTTAAAAAATATTTTAAAATAAATTTGGATTACACCATTTTATTCCTATCTTTGTTATGTCATTAACAAACACGCTAAAAACATAACAAAATGGAAACTTTAAAAGTAACAATCAAAAAATCAAAAAATCACGCTGCTTGGTCAAATCAATTCATAGGTGAAACCATAGTAGTTGAAAGCAACGCCGGATTAAGCTTTGAAGGTGGTTACAAAGTTGTATTTGAAAATAACGAAAATCTTAAATCTGTATCACACAGATACCTTACAGGTATAATCCACTTCGAGGATTGTACGATAGTAAATTAAAGAGCTTGCTCAGTAGGGCATCCCTGAATACAGGAAGCTGCGAACAGCACCGTGCAAAGGTCACCCATAGAGGTGGCCATTGCCAGTAGAAAAAACGCTAAGAAAATGGAAGATCACCCAATAAGATTTAACACATACGAGGGCTTAACCTCGATTGCAGACTACCACAGAAAGGTTGGAAGCTGCGAGTTTGACCTTGATCTAATGTTGGAGCGAAGTGTCCGCACACCCTTAATTCCTGCAAAACTTAAAGAGCTTGTTATATTCGATCTCAAACCTGATTTTACAGGGCTGGGTAAATATATGAGCAGTCAATCCTGGGCAACGGTCGAGGTAAACGGGAAAGAGGAGCAGTGGCCATTAACAATGATATACGTTAAAACCAATGCTTAACTACTATAAAGACTTTCCGCGCTTTGTTTCCAATTCAACCCTGGGCGACTTTTTCAATGCCTACCACGCGATTGAGAATAATTGTGAAAACCTGCAAAATATTTATAATTTTGGTAACCTGGTGGACGCAATGGTAACAGAACGCAATAAGCTGGATTTTAAAACCAACTCTTTAATAGAGGAAAGCTCAGGCGAGATAATACCCTTTCACGCTTTTGATTGGCGACGCGCCGAAGCAATGGCAGAGAGCGCGGTAAACGACCCTGTCCTTAAGCTCATATTAAACGGCGCAACGTTTCAGCACGTGGTTTTAAGGCAAGCGTTCAAATACGAGTTTGCAGGTAATGTCATTCAAATGCCTACGCGGTGTAAGTTTGATATTTTAAACAAACACGTTAAGCAAGCCGCAGACATAAAGACTACCGCCTGCGAAACTCAGCGGGCGTTTACTGAGAGCATACAACATTTTAAATATTTTCGCCAGGGCGCCATATATATGGACCTTGCTGAGATCGACCGCATGTGGTATTTTGGCATAGGTAAGAAACGAGCTAAAAATGGCAAATACCCTATTTTTAAATTTGCGATTGAGCGCGGCGACGCGACATATAATCAAGGTAGGTTCCAATATGGAAAACTTGGTTATCTTTACAAACATATAGTGTACGACCTAAATATTGATAACTTAATGATTGCCGCCTAATGATAAACATTGAAAAAAAGTACCATTTTTATGCGGCTCACAGGAATGAGCTGATTAACGACAAGTGTAAAAACTTGCATGGGCATACATACTATGCCACCATAACCGTTCAATTTGAAAAAGCATTCCAACAGGGCGGTATTACCATGCTGTTTTCTGACATTGATAGTATCGCTGAGCCGATATTTAAGCAGTTGGATCACGCTATGTTAATACACGAAACCGACCCGCTGCTGGACTACTTACGCGCTTACATCAAGGAATGTAACGACGATTTAAAAATGGTTGTATATCCTTACCCGACAAGCTGCGAGAATATAGCGCAAAACTTATTAAACGCGCTTCGCTCAGCGGGCCTTAATGTCGTGCAAATCAAATTGAAAGAAACCGTTTCCAGCACCGTAACTATATTAAGCTTTAAATAATTATGAATGTAAAACTTAAATCATTAACCCCTGATGCAGAGGTTAATATTGTTGAGATCGCCCGTGTTAGTAGCTCACGAAGCGACAAAACCGAACACCTTGAAAACTTGATAAACTACCTTATCAAAAACAAACATTGGAGCCCTTTCGAGCATAGTTATATGACCGTCGAAATAGAAACCTCCAAAGCGATAGGCATACAGCTTTTGCGCCACCGTAGCTTTACATTCCAGGAGTTTTCTCAGCGTTATTCCAAGGTAGAAAAAATGGAGCCCATAGAGCTTAGGCAGCAAGCGGTTATAAATCGTCAATCCAGTACGGATTTGATTGACCCACTTATTTACCGCGACCGCGACCTGAAACCTGCAACTGCTTCGGCTGAAATAGCGGATTACATTAAAAAAGGCCGGGAGCTTTATAACATACTTTTGGATTTGGGTGTTGCCAAAGAGTGCGCCCGTATGATATTACCTATGTGCTCCAGTACTACCATTTTTATGACTGGTTCAATACGTAGCTGGATACACTTTTTGGATATCCGCCTTGATGAACACGCGCAAAAAGAAGCGCGTTTAATCGCGCAGGCTATTCGCGATATATTCACAGAAAATTTACCCATTATAGCAAAAGCACGTGGATATGGACAATAATAATGTAAACCACCCTTCTCATTATAATTCTGGCAAGATAGAGGTTATAGATTATATTGAGGATCAAAACTTAGGTTTTAACTTGGGTAACACTGTAAAATATATATCACGTGCCGGTAAAAAAGATACCTCTAAAACCATTGAAGATTTAAAAAAAGCTCAATGGTACCTTGCGCGTGAAATTAGCAACCTTGAAAAAACATCCAAATAATGAACAAAGAAACCATTGCCGTCGCTGAGCATTTTTTATCCGTTCAGGGCGAAGGGCAGACAGCCGGAAAACGAGCTTATTTTTTACGTCTTGCAGGCTGTAACCTTATGTGTGGCGGCAAAGGTACTGAGCGCGATGGACAGTTACACAATGGCGCCACCTGGCGTTGTGACAGCATCGAGGTTTGGTTAAAAGGTAAGTCGGTAACCTTTAATCAGCTCGTGGATGACATGGGGGGCAGGGCGTTTATATCTAACCTACAACAAGGCGCCCACCTTATAATAACGGGTGGTGAACCACTTTTGCAGCAGGATAGTATTTATGATTTTATAAAGTACTTGTCCTTGGATATTGGTATACCTGGCTTAACGGTTGAGATCGAAACAAACGGTACTATAATGCCCAGTGATAAACTGTTTTCGCTGGTTAAGTTTTGGAATGTCAGCCCTAAGCTGCAAAACAGTGGTGAGCCTTACTTTAAAAGGGTTAAACGCGAGGTAATTGAGGCTCTTTCTTTTCGTGGCCCAAAAACCTGCTTTAAATTCGTGGTTAAAGATCGCGCCGATCTTTTAGAGATCGAAAAAACCTACATACAGGATATAATGTACCAATCACAGGTGTACCTTATGGCTGCCGCTGACAATAGAAACGAGCTGGACGCAATGGCTGAGAGCATTGTAGGACTGGCCCTTGAATTTGGTTATAATTATTCACACAGGATCCATATCTCAGTATGGAATCAAAAAACAGGAGTATAACACCATGGGACAGAAAATTGAGATCGATCCATTCCTAAGACAGGATATAATGGAGATCGTTCACGAAAATTCCACAGCTCTTTTTACTAAGGGCGGCGACGAAACTAAATGCCTGACTATTAATAGGTATGATGCTGCAATCGAGGCAATCCTTGAAAAAGTAACTGAATTTGTTAACGAAAACTATACGATCAAGGACTAATGACCGAGCAAACTAAAACGAACGCCGAAAGGGCGGTTAAACAACTAATTGACTGTTTCGACGATAGCACACGCGAGGGCTTGCGTGACACACCAAGACGTTATGTAAAATTCCTTACTGAGTTTCTTACCGTTGATAAATTTGAAATGACGGTATTTGAAGGTGAGAATTACGACGAAATGGTGGTGGTTAAGAATATTCCTTTTTTCAGTTTATGCGAACACCACATGGCGCCCTTTTTTGGAACCGCCTCTATTGCTTATATCCCTGGCGAGTTTATTGTAGGGCTGAGCAAGCTGCCCAGGGTGTTAGATCACTTCGCGCGTAGATTGCAGAACCAGGAACGCATAACCACGCAGGTTGCCGATTTCTTATTTGACAAGCTTGACCCTAAGGGCGTAGCGGTTCAGATCACAGCAAGGCACCTTTGCGTGGAAATGCGTGGTGTCAAAAAACATAACTGCGAAACCGTTACCTGCGCCCTGTTGGGTAACTTTAAAGATAACCCGGCGGTTAAGCAGGAGTTTTTTAGTCATTTAAAATAAATTTTAAAAAATATTTTAAAATAAATTTGGTTAAGTGGTTTATTGTACCGTTATTTACACTCACTAAGTAACAGCAACAATTTAAACGCTAAAAATTTAAAAAATGAAAACAGCAAAACCAACAGCCGCCGAAGGCTTGTTATTAAAATCAGAGGTTAAAGAATTTACCCTTAAACCAGGCATCGAGCCAATCAACTCAGAAATTGAGGTTGCCGGTAAAAGGTATCTGAAAATCGAAACGCTTGCAACATGGGAGAAAAAAGAGCCCAAAACACCGAAAGCGCCGAAGGCTCCAAAAACCGACACCGACACATCCACCTCGTTTGAGGATGCAATCGGTGGAACACCAGCAGCCGCGCCCACCACGCCAACCGTTCCGGCCACGCCGCCAATGCCTGAGCCAAGCAAAGCGAAAAGGATCCCAAAATACTCTCGTTATGAGGTTACTTCGGACGGTCAGTTTCGCAACGCTACCACCGGCGCCGTGTGTGCTAAAGAAGCAAAGGGCGATAAAATAAAGGTTCGTTTAACCAGCGATACTGGTAGCCGTGATTGGGTGGATACTGAGCAGATTTTTAACGAGTTATACCAGCCCGAGGCGATCACAGGTAAGCCTAAAAAAGAAGCTGCTAAACCTGCAACACCAACAGAGCTGAGCAAAAGCCAAAAAATATGGTTAGAGCATAGCGACAACAAGAAAACCATTAAAGAGATTATGGAAATAATCGAGTGCAGCGTTGAAAGTCACATCCGTAACGTGATTAAGGATTACACCAAAAACCCTGACAAGGCTGCAAAAGCCGAGAGAGTGCGGGACATTGTTAAAGCCCAGGAAATAGCTAAGTAATGGCAAGAGATCACCAAACAGTAGTAATGGCATCCCTGCAAATTGCGGGGGTGCATTGTTGGCCCCAGTGTCCGTTTCCCGAAGTTAGTTACCTGCGCTTGCTTCACCGACACGTTTTCCATATACGGGCCAAAAAAGTGGTAACACACGAGGATAGGGATGTGGAGATTATTACCTTAAAGCGTGACATTACCAAGTTCCTTAAGGACAGTTTGCCAATCTTTAAAGAGAGCTCCGACGAGCTTAATTTTGGCTCCATGAGCTGCGAAACTATTGCGCTGCTTGTCGCTAAAAACTTTGAGTTGGAAAGTTGCTCAGTATTAGAGGACGGCGAAAACGGCGCCGAAGTACAAATGTTCAACCACCTACCCATATAAGCCATGAAAACCGCAAACACGATTGAAAACAAGGTTAAATTTTTTGGCCACCACATAGGTCAGGAAATGGAATATAATTTCAATGCTAAAACCAAGAAACAAATAATGCTTGGCGTGTACGAAAACAGCGCGTTATATAAAGTCGGGGAAAGCGGCTTTAGCGGCGTACCATTAAGCAAGGTTTGGTTAAATCTGCGCTCCGCGTCCAGTATAACCGACGAGGAATATACTGAGCTTATAACCATGCAGTTAAATTACAGGGAAGGATTATCGGTCGTGTCTTTCGACAAAAAATATAAAGATATTCCAACTGTATTATTTCAGTGGTTACAAACCAATGGTAAGTATGTAAAATGTGAGGTTGCCTTTTTGGACGGCTCAAAAGACTTTAGTAAGGTTTCAGTCAAGCAGTACCAATACCTGGAATCTAAAGGTGTAGCCCTTGATTACCTGGACTTATCCATTGACGATCTAATTTCTTATGGTTGGATAAAATTAAAAGCATAGCCCTAATGAAGTTTTTGAGCAAGCGTATTATTACGCGAAACGATAACGAGGAATATCTTATCAGGTGGAACATTTTTCAATGCAAGTGGTTTTCCATTAAAATTCATAAAATAATACTTTCCGACGACGATTGTTTACACGATCACCCTTGGGCGTTTTATAGCTTCATATTAAAAGGCGGCTACCTGGAGCACTCAGAGGAGGATATATACAAAGATCACACGCCACAGCCTTGGGGCAGCAAAAAGCGCAAGGTTGCCAAGTATTTTAAAGCAGGTTCATTGCTTTACAGACCTGCAGAGTTTAAACATAAATTAGAAATTGAAAAGCCCGTTTGGACTCTTGTACTGACACTTAAAAAAGTTAGGCAATGGGGTTTTTGGACACCGAAAGGATTCATCCCTTGGTTTCGTTACAAACAAACAGGCGACCGATGCGAATAAGCTAACAACAAAACAAATGAGCAAAATAATTTTTGTCCCGGTTGAGCCGCTGGAAGAACGGTATTCGGGAATGGTTTTTGACGTTCTATCTCCTCGCTGTAATTTGACGATCAACCCAGGCAGCGGATACAGTAAAATAACCAATGGGCAGTTTTTAGACATTGCAGGTACCATACGTTATAAAACTGAGCAACTGGGTATTATAGCCTATATGTTCAAGGAGGGCCAAATAGAAACGGGCGACATATTCCTATTTGGTGACATATTTTTTCCTGGCCTGGAGTCTGTTAAATATATGGCTGAGCTGCTTGGTATTCGCGTGTCAATCGCTGCATTTAACCATGCAGGTCGCGCTGATAACATGGACTTTGTGCGTAACCTTGATAAATGGGCCGACAGCTCAGAGCAAGGGTGGCACGATGCTTGCGACCTTATATTGGTAGGTAGCGAGTTTCACAGACAGCGGGTTATTTCTTATTTTCGCCAACCGCTTCATAAAGTAAAAAACACAGGTCAGCCCTGGAGCCCTGAGTGGTGCGAAAGCGTCCATAAAAAAGGCTCGTTACCTAAAGCGCCTTATATTATTTGGCCACACCGTCTTTGTCACGAAAAAGGCATGGACGTGCTTTATCGCTTCGCCATGGAAACAGCACACCAAATAGTAATTACATCCTGCGGCAAAAAAGACAAGCTATGCGAACAGTTTGCGGGCATGGAAAATGTGGATTATTATTTCGATCTCTCAAAACAGCAGTATTATAAAATCCTCGATCAGGCAAAATGGTATCTATCAACAGCGCGCCAGGAGACGTTTGGTTACACCCTGCAGGAAGCTTTGTACTATGACTGTATGATCGTGGCGCCCAATCGCGCCTGCTATAATGAGTTTGTTCCAATTATGAACCTGTACGATAATGAGGCCGAGATCGACGACACGCTGGAGCTTGTCGATTGCGCGGCTCCGCAGCCTGCGGGTGTGCTGAATAATGTGGACGTAATTATGGACGCTGTTAAATCGCTTATATGAGGATTTACTTTGCAGCGTATGAAACGCAAAAGTCCAGTTATAAAATTGAGCTGCCTTTGGATAGCAACTTGTTCCTTACTTACTTCTACCACAAAAAGGTAAACGCTGAGCTGCCAAACTTAAAACCAAAAGGCCACACGGGTATTATAACCATTGATAGTGGCGCCCATAGTTTTTTTGAACAAATGGGCGTGTCGGTTACGGGCAAGAAAGAGAAAAAAGGTAAAAAAGCTCAGCAGGATCCTGAGGTGTATTTTGCCAAATACCTTGAATGGGTAAAAGAATGGTATAACTATTTTGACTACTTCGTGGAGCTTGACTTGCAGGAGGTTGTGGGTCAAAAGCGCGTAACCGAGTGGCGCGAGATCATGGCAGCGGAGGGCGTTTACGACAAGTGCATAACTGTTTTTCACAGCTCAAATACCGAGCGCGAATTTGACGAGCTGCTGGATACTTCGCATAGTGGATATATAGGGTTAGAGGGCATCCGGCCAAGCCAACCAATGTTGCCCTACAATCGCTATTTGAAAAAAGCGTATGATGCCAAGGTAAAGGTTCATGGTTTCGCGTTCACGCGCGCCGATCTGCTGTATGACTTTCCTTTTTACTCAGTAGATAGCTCCAGTTGGTGTACCGTTGTCAGGTATGGCGTTTTTCAGATTTTTAATAATGGTAGGATGCTATCCTGCGCGCCTGTAAAGGATCACTTTATCAGGAGCAACATTCCTATATTTATGCACAATTCATTCCGCAAACCCGAGGAGATCAAGGTAAAAGAGGAATGGGCCTGCACTCACTATAAACAGCTTGAATATTTTTTTACCGACCTCTGGATGTACAGGGGTATAGATTGGGAAGGAAACTTAGCATTATGATTAAAATAATACCCGTTGAGGACCTGGGATATAATACCGACCTTATTAAACATAGCAAGCGAACCAAACACGAGCAGCATGTAACCAACTGTATTGTTAAGCGTTATGGACAATTTAAACCCATATTGGTTGAGTATATACTTAATGAATATTTTTTGGTTGCCGGCAATGACATTTTAAGGGCGCTTAAAGATTTGGGCATAACACACGCGATATGCTTTGTTTTTGAAAACCTTACCGCTGCTGATAGTATAACCATTAATATGATAGAAAACCAATCCCGCAACGTTGACGTTTTACGAATGGCTAAAATGCTCGAGGAGATGCTAAAACACGGTGAGGTAAATTATAAAGGTCTTGCCAATGTATTGCATCATACACGCGACGAGATACACAATTTCAAACAGCTCAAAGAATTTAACTGGGAGGATTTTGACAACAATCCTGCACATTATCAAACCTCATTATTTTAATATGAACGTACACGAATTAAAGACCTGGCCCCACTTCTTTCAGAAAATTTGGGAAGGCAAAAAGCGATTTGAAATCCGTAAAAACGACCGCCCTTTTAAGGAAGGTGATATGCTCGTATTAAAAGAGTACGACCCTGCAAATAAGGCTAAGCACTACACGGGGCGACAGCTCACCTGTTACGTTGATTACGTAATGATAGGTACAGGTGGTTTTGGCCTGCCAAAAGGTTACGCCTGTATGTCGCTTGCTGAGCGCGATATAATAAAGGAGGGCGGCGAAGATGCGGACGAAAACTATTAAGGTTAAAGCGACTACCAATAATATCACTAAAGGAATAATCAATTTTTTATTGGAGCGAGGGCACTCAGCAAGCCGCGTTAACACGACAGGGGTTTGGGACGAGCGTTTACAGCTCTTTAGAAAAACAGGGGCGCGTACGGGCTTTTATGACATTGCAGCCACAATAAAGACGCGATTTGTGGGCGCTCACTTAAAACCAATAGGAATGACCTTAATGGTGGACACGAAGCGCGGACGCGACAAGCTCAGTAAAGACCAAATAAAGTTTAGGACTGAGATTTTAGAGGCGGGCGGCTGCTGTTTTGAAAGCAAGGATTATAACGACTTTGTAAAATGGTATAATTCCTATTTATCTCAATACATTTAACATTATGGAACCAATAGAATTTCCACAACAAAATGGCAAGCTTGCGAAAAGTCAGCCACAGTTTAGGCCCTTACCTGTTTGCATACGCCCCATGACCGAGGATCCAAAAGACGGCGCCCAGTTTACAGTAAAATACCAGCTATCCGAAATCGAATTTGCCCAGTTTTCGCTAACCAAGTGTTTTTATTTCAGCCAATTTGGGCACGGATTCCAGCCCATATTACCTCAGGTGGAGTCGCCTTTTGGCGTCGTGGTTATCAAATATGATAAGATCAAAAACTATGAGTTTAAAGCCTGGGTGCCTTTAGATCAAGGCGGCGAACACTTAGTGGAAGCGATCTCGGCGCGGCAGTTGATCGACCGAATACTGGAAGCGTTTCCTAACCTGGAAGCTGAAAACCTATTTTTTGTTGAGCGTCCAAAAATGGCAATAAGCGCAAACGGTTTAATAGATTTGTAATGGGTCAAAAACTACTATTTAGACCTTATCAATCTGAAGGCTTGCGGGACATTTTCGCGGGCTGGACGAGCCACGATATACTTATGTTTATACTTGCCACAGGCGGCGGAAAAACCGTAACCTTTATGGAAGTTGTAAGACAATTTTTGTATCAAAACAAAAACGTAATGGTGGTAGCTCACAGGGAGGAGTTGATAATGAACACCTGGCAGACGCTATATGATAACCGCATTTTTGCAGGTATCGTAAAAGCGAAGTGCAAGCCAAATCCTGATCTCAGATGCCAGGTGGCGAGCATACAGACGCTTGCCCGCAGGCAGCAGTTGCCTGCGGCTGATCTCATTGTAATTGATGAAGGGCACCACGCGCAGGACGATAATTCCTACGGTAACCTGTTCGCCAAATATCCCAACGCTAAGGTGCTGCTCGTAACCGCTACGCCTTACAGGCTGAGCGGAAAAGGCTTTAGGTACCTGGTGCCTGACAGTACAAAGGAAACCAAGCTCATTATAAATAAAACACGTTTCGAGCTCCAGCAGGAGGCTTACCTGGTTCCATATCGTTTCTTTATAGTGGACGTTCCCGATATGTCGAAAGTCAGCAAGCGCGGGCGTGAGTACGACGAAGAGGAGTCCGAAAAAGCCATGTTAAAGCTTGCGCCCTTGGTTGACAGCTGGGTAAAATACTGCCCAGGCAAGCAGGGTATAGTCTTTGCCGTTAACGTCCACCACTCCATGCAGATCGTTAAGCAGTACAAGGAGCGTGGCATAACTGCTGCCCACATTGACGCCGAAACGCCCAAAGAGATCAGGAAAGAAATATTTGCAGCGTTTAAGCGAAAGGAAATATTGATCCTGTGTAATGTTGGTATAGCGACCGAGGGCGTGGACATTCCTGGCGTTGAGTTTATACAGCTTGCCCGTCCTACCATGTCGCTGAGCTTAGTGGAACAAATGCTTGGACGAGGGTCGCGGGCCCTTGCGGGCGTGGTGGACGGCCCTGACGCGCAAACGATTGAACAGCGTAAACAACGCATAGCAGCAAGCGCCAAACCTTATTGCATTATACTTGATAACGCGGGTTGCCTTATCGAACATTCGGGCGTTATTACAGGTAAAATAGATTGGCCGCGCCACTTCATGGGCACGAAGCAAACCAGGGAATTATTTGAAGATATTGAGATCACGGTTTTTGTAGCTGAGGATAAAGACGGTAACCAAATTCGCACAAACAACGCGAAGGAGATCATAGGGTTGGAGCTTGTTGAGATCACGACCGAAAACCAGCACAAAATAATAAACATCAAATCCTTAAAGCACTTTGACAAGCTGTATGTAATGGGTAAGCATATTAAAGGTATCCAAAAACCAGGACTGTTCGCTTTTAAGGAATATGTAAAATATTGCATTAAAAATGGTTACTTTATAAATGAAACGTGTTGGAACTATATTGAGGACGCGCTCGTAAAAAGGACCGAGGACGAGGCGTCGCGTTATGAGGCAAATTGTATTTCGATTGCGGGCGTTGGTTTCTTAGCGTCCGACGCTTACGACCGTGCCATAAAGCAGATAAAGAAAAAAGGTATGTCCAAAAACCAATTCGATTATTTTAAACTACAATATGACAAAGGAGGAAGGAATTTTGATTGACAGGCAGACTAAGGATGAACGTGATGCGGTTTGGAAACTTAAAAAAATACTATCGGATTTCGACTACAGGGAGATAATTTTAGAAAACGTTAACCTGTTTAACCTCGAGGAAAGACGGTTAGCGAGGATAAGTTTAAACAACTATAAAAATGATGTTATGCGAAGGACACGAAAAGAAAGACAACACCTGTAGATTTATTTTGCAGCCACTAATTTTTGCTGTAAATTCAAGCCCCGACCCCAAAAATATTATTTAAACGATCTGATACACCAACACAAATGCCCAACGCTCAAAAGGATTTTCTTACCACCCAGCTTGATAAGGTAAACGCGATCCCTGTACCGGTTGAGAAAAATACATATACCTTCGCTGAGCTATGGAAAGAAAAGGATTTTGAGCAGAAATTTCTTATCCCTGAGCTGATACCAAAGTCCACATTATGCGTACTGATAGGAGAGGACGGTATTGGTAAAACGCAGGTCACAACCCAGCTTTGTCTTTCCATTTCGCTTGGCTTTGCATCATTCATGGACTTGCCCTTAAACGTCGAACATAAGCGGTGCCTGATCGTCGCAACAGAGGACAGTAGGCAGAAATTTACCAAAGCCATAGTAAAACAAACCTACGCGCTTGCGAAGGTGGACGCCAATTTTGACCCAACCAATGTTAAAATAAGCTTTACCGAGGGTAGTAATTTTGACACGTTCGACGCGCTGTTAGTTGAGATCGTAAGCCTTTTAAAGCTCGAAAAGTACGAGGTGATTATAATGGACGCGCTCAGCGACTTGTTTACAATGATTGACGGCGAAATAAACAGCAACAGCCACGCGCGTAAAATACTCAGTAAGCTGCAAGCTATTTGCAACACTTACCAAGTAACGATTATCTTAATCCACCACGCTGCTAAAAGCAAAGTGGCACCAAAACAGGCTGAGGGTAAAATCTTCTTGGATAAGTTTGACAGCCAGGGCGCGGGTGCGATCACGCAGAAACCACGTACCATATTATCCCTCAGCAATGACCCTCAATCCGTATCAGCCGACGGTAAATCATACACCAATTATCTGCATTGTGTCAAAGCCAACCTTATGTCCAAGCACTTTGTAAGCTCAGCCATTAAGATGCAATTTGACGGTGAAACGCTGCTCCACAGGTACGAAGATTTGATTAAAATTGAGGACTGGAACCGTCAAAACTTGAACCAGGAAACGAAAGAAGTAACGATGGATAACGGTCGAAAACGCAAGGCAAAACCCGCTGAGCTGCCCGCCGATATACACCAGGATTTCATGGATGCCGTGTTTACGAGCGACACGCTGACCTTTGACCGCAAAGGGATTGTTTACGAAATGGTAAAATTCTATAACATCGGTGAGACTAAAATATCGGGCAAAGACGGGTTCCTAAACTTCTTGGTTGACAACAAATATTTGGAAAACGTGGGGGGCACATACTTCAAAGCCGGCACAGTACCGTTTTAACATTTAACTTGCAATAATTCAATGTATTACGTAAATTCACATAAACAAACTATTGAGCAGAGGTTTAACACGCAAGGCGCTGATAATAAGCGTTTTATCCTATACTTAAAATATATTTTAAAAAATATTTTAAACCAGGTATTATATCTCGCTGTAAATCAAGCGAATATACCCATACCTGTTAACCTAAGGTTTAACTCAAATTTACCCACATTATGCCAGCTTATATTCGTTTGATAATCAGCAGGTTATGGTATATTTTATTACCTATCTGCCAGGCTATGGTGAATTATAATATATATACGGAGTATATATATATATACCATAAGCCAGGTTTGCGCTGTGGGTGTTTTTTAGAAAGGAGGGTTTTCTGTGGCTGAGCAGCACCGTTACCAGTACGACAAAAGCGTTCCAGGACACGCCGCCAAAAAATTCAAATGCCCCCAATGTGGCCACAAGCGTTATGTCCAGTTTTACGACTTTCAAACCAATCAGTATCTACCTGAGCATTTTGGAAAGTGCGACCGCGAGGATAATTGTGGTTATGTATCAACCCCCTGGGAGTGGCTTAAAGCGAACGGGCAAGGCGACGCGGAAAACTACCGCATCAAAGTAACCTACGACGAACCTGTAAAAGCGAGGATTATTACGGTTGACAAAGCGATCCTTAACCAAACATTACAGCACTATGAGCATAACAATTTTATTACTTACCTACTTACTATTTTTTCCCCCGAGACTGTGGAAACGCTCAAGGGATTATACTTCATTGGAACCGCGAAACAAAACGGCACGATCTTTTGGCAACTGGATAACCTCTATCGTATCCGAACAGCGCAAAAAATTCATTACAAGCCCGATGGGCATAGGGATAAGACTTTTAACCCACCCTCACAGCGTTTATTTACAATCGACAAAGGATATGTACCATGTCTATTTGGTGAACACCTCATTTATGATGCTCCAAAGACGGCGACCTTTGCCGTGGTCGAGGCTGAAAAGACGGCAATCATTTGTTCGGTCTACTTTCCCACTTGGAACAATAGGCCGTTGGTTTGGCTTGCTTGCTGTGGCATGCACGGATTTACTGATGAAAAGCTTTCGGCGTTAGCAGGTCAGGACGTTTTATTGTGTCCCGATTTTGCATACTCAGCCCGTGCAACGTGGGGACTGCTGCCTATGCGAAAGAAGTTAAATGAACAGACGGGTAGGAAAGAGATTAGCGAGGACGGTGAGCTGGAGCCTGATTATGTGAGTGTTAAAGATCGTTTGGTTGAGCGCGGATGCAGGGTTCATTTTTTCGATCGGTATCCCGATATTAACGATGGGTCAGACCTTGCAGATTATGTGGTGAATGAGCCACCGCCCGAATTAGTGTTAATGCCCGACTTAGCCAACCTAACCCTCCCTTCAAGGGTTGAAACAGGGGCGGGTGACAAAAATATGGTCAAAACTCTTGATTTCTTGAAAATCGGTCAAGAAATACAAAACCGAGAGGAAAATAAAGAAAAGCCTGTAATTTCTGTAAGGCAAAAGGCGGAAAAGTTTATCCATGAGCGTTATGGGTATGGGGTAAGCTCGCGAGTGTACGACGAATTAATGCCGTTGGTTGAAAAACACCTGACAACACTGGAACACCCAATGGTTAAAAAACTGGTTACGATGTTTGATTTAGATACCTCATTAAAGTTTTAAAATATGGTTTACGTTGACAACATGGAAGCGCGATATGGCAGGTTAAAAATGTGCCATATGATCGCAGACACAAAGGAAGAGTTATTGCAAATGGTGGATAAGATCGGCGTAGCTCGAAAATGGATCCAAGACGAAGGTACCTACTCAGAGCATTTTGATATTTGCCTGGGCAAAAAGAAATTGGCAATCGCTTATGGTGCCGAACAAATTACCATGAAGCAACTGGCTATTAAACTCAATCTGCGCCCTGGCTCACCGTTTTTAAAAAGTTTTGGCAAAGATGTGGTTTAATAAATTATATTTGCAGCTATGACACTCAGCGACTTTACCGCCATTGAGCGCAAAATAAAAAGCCAAAAGATTAAGGATTTCGTTTACCAGTATGTGAAAACGGGAAACCTTAACCAGAGCATATTGGATGCGGGCTACATTACACCTATTCCTTCGCGTATGGGCTGGAAGCTGCTGCATAACGAAAATGTTAAGGCGTACATTGCTGCAATCCAAGAGCGCGTTAAGGACGAAAACTTTGTGAGTGTGCAAATGCTGGTGGAGGAGCTTAAAGCTGTTTTAACGATCAATCCTTTTGACACGCTGAGAGAGGGTACAGGTAAAGACGCTGGTAAATTCTACACCAAAGACCTGAAAGACCTGCAAAAGGTGGGTAAGTACATCAAAAAATATAAAATCCACCGTAAGACGGGCGAGATCGAAGTGGAGTTTTACGACAAAATGGACGCGATTGAAAAGCTTATGAAGCATACAGGTGGTTACCTTGAGGACAATAAACAAAAGAAAACCGAAACGGCTGTCCAAATCTATTTACCTGAGAATAACCGTAACCTTACTCCCGATGTTGAGCAGAACCTATAACATTTCTGAGCTGTGGCGCACCATGACGCCCAGGCAAAAAGCCAAATGCTGGGCAGCGTAAAGGATCCTTAATCAACCATTCAGGTATAAGAAAGAAGTCCACGCCATACATTTGATTAATTTATTTTGATTTGTCACAAAATTAATATTACTTTGACCAAAAAAACATTAACCCAAAACTATTCAGCAATGAAAAAACTATTAATCCTTTCCGTTGCGCTGCTGTCATTCATTGCAGTCAAGGCGCAAACTAACCTCAAGCCGCTCCAATCCGATCTCACGATCCACAAGGCGGGCTTGGACACCGTAACTAATTCGGGCACAATCTCGCAGACCTTGCAGATCGCAGGCTGGCAGGATGTGGTAACAATTCAAACGAGCGTGGTAAAGCTAACAGGCAATCCTACCCTGGGCGGCGTTAAACTGTATGGTTCCGTTGACGGTGTTAAGTATGATTTCGTGGCAGCAGCGAAACCTGTACCAGTAGCGCCTGCGGTTGATAGTTTAGCGGTCACAAACGTATCCACACCGCAAATCTATACCTGGACCATTATCCCGTCGAAATATCAATATTACAGGGCGACCTATCACGGCGGTAATGGATCGACGCAAACCAGTACGGTCAACACAACAGCAATGTGGCGAAAACAGCAACTCCTAAAAAACTTTCCAAATTAATTAGCCTCAGGCTTTGGAAGTTGAAACGACTATTTACAAGAGCAGGAATGACTAACATAGACCTGCACGAAACCAATAATAAAAAGCTCAGTTAATCGCTGGGCTTTTAAACTTTAAAACCAAATCATTATGAAACCCATTATCCTTATTTTGATCGCGGCGTTTATGTCGCTCAGCATGCAGGCCGGTAAAGAGATCACGGTAAAACATACGCTGTATGTCACGCATTGGAACCCTTCAACAGACGAGCCTGATAGCGTGTCCTGGAACCTTAACGCGGCATCGGTCAACTGCTTAACACACCTGCCCCGCACGAATGATTTTATCGGTGACCCTCGGATACCTGGTTCCAACGTAATGGACTACTATGTGGGCAGCGGATACGATCAAGGCCACCAAATGTCGGCGCAGGATAATAGCTGCTCAGCACAGGGCGAGAAGGAATGTTGGTATATGTCAAATATGGTTCCTCAATGCCCTTCCCTTAATCGCATTGTTTGGCTTGCACTTGAAACCTGGTGTCGCAAAGAAGCTGCTAAGAGTAACCTGCATATCGTTTGCGGCGTGATCGGGACGCTTGGTAAAATGACCTACATAAAGACAACAGGCAAGAAACCTAATCAGGTTAAAACCAAACTGGTGTCGCCTGTCAATATCCCTGAGTTTTGTTACAAGGCCATTTATGAGAACCACAAATGGACTGCATACATAATGCCCAACCAGGACAGCGTTAAGAAACACGATTTCGCGTATTACTCAGGAATACACTCACATAAGCCAGGCAGTAAGGTGGACATAGTTAAGCCCTACACAATGGCAGACCTGAACACCAAGGCACATCTGAGTATTTAATCTATTGACCTCAGGTCATATCGGCGGGATGCGGTATTAATCGTGTCCCGCTTTTTTATTTCCTTTAAACTGTCACGGGTTAGCTCGTAACCGTGTTTGGCTTTATAAAGGCGCTTAGTTTGCTGCTGCTTATAGTTAATAAAGTTAATGCAGGCCCAAACGATCAGGGCAATAATCGCGTAGGTTATAACGATCTCCCATGTTTCTTGGTTCTTTTTCATTTCTTTTTATGGTTAGGGTTGGGTTCAAATTCGAGCAGATAATCCATATTAAAACGCCTATCACATTGACCGCAGGTTATTTCCACCTTTGTTTTGCGTGTGCGATAGTGCGTATGCCCATTTACGCAGACTGCCTTATAAGCAAGCTCAGGGCGCTTGATCTTACCATAGCCAACGCACCTTTCAGGATTGCAGCCCAGTTTAACACACATGGCCTTCCAGCGTTTCCCGTGCCCTTCTTTGGGCGGCAGCAGGGCGTGGGCTATTTCGTGCAGGATCGTGTCCAATATCTCAGGTTCGTCGTTTAACAGCACATACGAAACGGATAGCTTTATTGTTTTGTTGAAATAGAAGCAGGTGCCCAGGTGATTAAGGCGATACTGAAAATCAAACTTCCAACCTTTCTGTGGCAACCCGTGAGCAAGCATGTGGCTCCAGGCGAGCGCCTCGGTTTCGTGTAGTGTCATACGTATAAAGGCTTGTATTCTATTTTAACATAAACCTGAGCGTTGCCGTGCCCTTTCTGGACGCAGTTATATAAATAAACCTTGCCACCGCTCTCATATAAGCATTTACCAATAGGTGTGTGATACTGGCGTAATGGTTTGATATATACCTTAGCCTGGTAGATTTCTCTACCTAAATCCAACTTGCCGCCGTTTTCTAAAAACTCAGCAACCGAAACGAAGCCTTCCATTATTCCTCGCTGTGGATAGTAAACTCAGCTTGTTTATAGCACACACGACCCATGCAAATATCGTTAAGGTATTCGCGAACGCAGGAGGTGTTTACCTCTTCGGCAAAGGTCTCAGCCCAGGCCAAAACACCTTGCTGTTGGTTATGCCAAATAGCTTTACCATTCCAAACGATCCATTTGCGAAAGTCGCGAAGCGGTAGCACCAAATTATTTACACCTTCGGATTGATCGTTTTCAAAAAATAAGCTAACCCTTAAATGTTGGTGGATAAATTCAAAGTCCTCGAGGCTAAGCTCAGGCCTTTTACCATTGGCGTCGCGGGTCATATCAATTAAATGGTTTAGACCTTCTGCAACCTCTTTACCTATAGGATAGTCTTTTGAGCTGGCTATCCTGAGGATGTTGTTGGTTGCGATTGTGAAAAATACTGTTTTCATTTTAGCGTAATGAATAAGTGATTAATAAGTAGGAAAATTAATTGGGTGCTTATAAGCATAGATAGCAAACGCTGTGCCTGCTATGGTTGCAAATACGACAAAAGCAATCAGCAATTCGCTGTTGGTTGCTTTTCCTTTGAATGTCTGTTTTAATGCTGTGATTATCATGGTTTTTTTGTTTTGTTTAATCAAATGTCGGTATATGGTTCCATACCACCAAATAAAAAACAAAATAAATTTTAAAAAATATTTTAAAATAAATTTGGTAGATTAAATAATTGTGCCTATTATTGTACATCGAATTAATGATAATGAAAATGTACGCAATCAATCAACTAACAGGAGAAAAAATCGAAGTGATAAAAGGTAAGGGTAAAAACGAAACCTATTATTACCACTCACCTAACGGTAACCGTCTGCGTTCAATTCACAAATCAAATGTTTATTTAGAAAACGGTAACAAACTTTACCCAGCATTATGAAAACCACCAACCCACAGGCCGAAGCTAAACGCATAGAAATCCGCAACAAAATACAAGGTGTAACACCTGCAAGTATAGCAGCGTTGGCGGCTTCGTTAAAACGCGGTAACTCATTAATTAACCAAATCACCAATAAGTAAAAGGCAATGGAAAAATATTATGAACTAACCAGCGAAACCAAAGTAAACGTTTTTGGTATTAAGCTATTCAGAATTAAATGTACCAAAAAAACCAAGTATGCCAACCCTGGCGACTTAGGTGGCTGGGTGGACGCGGAAAACACGCCGAACGGTAATGCACGGGTTTACGGTAATGCATGGGTTTCCGGTGATGCAGAGGTTTACGGTAATGCAGAGGTTTGCGGTAATGCACGGGTTTACGGTAATGCATGGGTTTCCGGTGATGCATGGGTTTCCGGTGATGCAGAGGTTTACGGTAATGCACGGGTTTGCGGTAATGCATGGGTTTGCGGTAATGCAGAGGTTTGCGGTAATGCACGGGTTTACGGTAATGCATGGGTTTCCGGTGATGCAGAGGTTTACGGTAATGCACGGGTTTGCGGTAATGCATGGGTTTGCGGTAATGCAGAAATTAAATCCAACAATGATTACTGCGTATTTCAAAACTTTGGATCCGAAAACAGATCAACCACCTTTTTTAAGTGTAAAGACAAGTTAATAAAGGTCGTTTGCGGTTGCTTCTTTGGTACGCTTGAGGAATTTATAGCTCAGGTTATAAGAACGCATGCCGATAATGTTTTTGCTAAGGCATACTTAACCATTGTCGAGGTGGTTAAAATAAAATTTGGTATATGAGCAGCAACCAAACCGCAAACCTTACGATTAAAGCCCTGTTACAGCGAAGCGACAAAGCCTGGCGTTTGCAGCTAAAGAATACACAAATTCATTGGATACCGGACGCCTGCGTGAGATCGTGGGATCCTAATACTCAGCGGATTGAGATCGAAACCTGGATCCTTGACAAAAAGCAAATTAATTACACAGTATAATGGAAGAGATCGAAAAACAAATCCTGTACAAGGCATTGCGCCTGATGCCCACAGGGCTGTTGGCTAACTATGTCGCTGCTTTAAAACAGTGCATAACACAATATAGGATACCAAACAATGGCCGCGATCAAAGCCGCGCCCATGAAATCCTAAAGCTTGCAAGCGAGGTGCTCAGCGTGTACGACCAAAATTTAAAGGCAGCACTTAAAGGTGGAAAAATCTAAGCGAACTTTTATTTACAAGTCGAACGCGACGACCAGCGGTAAAGACACCTGGAGCTGGGCAGCACACCCTGAGCAAGCCTGCGAGATTGTAGAAATACGCGGCAACTTCATAAAGGATAAGACCTATATGGTTGAGCAGACGGAGGATCCAAGCAAATTACAGGTGTCGGGCTTTTTTAACATAACCTTTTTAACTCAGCGTTGGGAAGGCAAGAAACTTAAGGACGTTCTGACAAAGGGCGAGAAACCAGGCTTTTGGACGCTGTATTTCAGCGTTTACACCTGCAAGAAATATTTAAACTTTCAAGAGATATTAACCAGCAAAAACAAAATAAATGGACAGAAAACTACCTGAGGGCTTCGCGTCCTGGAACCAACTTTACAGAACCGTTACCAAACTGTTTCCCCATGAGGAGATCGGTAATGATTTTACGATTGCCATAGTAAACGAGCCTGGAATGGAAAAACACCTCGAGGACATTGAGTGGATAAAGGCGCACTCAGATAAGGTTATCTTCCTGGGCGAGCTTAAAGCGTTTGCCTTTGACGAGCTGAGCGGCGCGCTGTTCGACGCTGACGAGTTGTTATTGTTACGCGCCGTTTTAATGAGAGCCCTGAATGGACCGGGCATACTTGGTATGTCCACTGAAACCTTGTCCGAAATGATCGACAAGGTAAATAAGCAGTTTAACCTGCACACACATAAACCAAAATATAAGCACCATGACAATTAATTGGAATGTTTTTATCGAAATCAAAGGTCAAAAAGCTCCTTGTTTGACCGCCATGGAGGAACCGCAGATTAGGCCCGCCACGTTTAAAGCAGAAAACGAGCAGGACGCCATAGACCAGGCGTTTAGTATTTACGGCTATGTTTACAAAGACAAGTCCGCGTACTCGGCAATGGCGTATTCAGCCACGGCGGTCTAATAAATTATTAGGAATATACATTTGCAATGCAGTATATTTGAAGGAACTCATTTTTAGCGTAAATGACCGAAAGGGATGCGTAGGTAGCAGATTTGCCAACGCTCCCTTTTTTGTTTACATTTGCTTTACGGACAACCCGCAATGTTATATGCATCATCCATAGCAATGTTGTTTAGGATTCCGACAAATGGGGAGATAGTAAAAAAGGTTTGTACCCACGTGCAGGCCTTTTTTAATTATGTTTGTAAACTATGATTAAACCCCAACCCGGTTTCCAGGAGGCTGCCCTTGCGAGTCCAGCGGACATTTTAATAATGGGAGGTTCAGCGGGTTGCGGTAAAACATTCGTGATGCTCATGGAGTACTTGCGACACGCAGACAATCCAAAGTTTGGTGCGGTTTACTTTCGTCGAACCTCGCCGCAAATAACGAGCGAAGGCGGCCTTTGGGACACGTCCATGAAGCTCTTTCCACTTGTAGGAGCCACGCCGATCGAAAGCAGACTAACCTGGCGTTTCCCCGCTGGCTGCAAATTAAAGTTTTCGCACTTAGAGTATGACAAGAACGTTTTGGACTGGCAAGGGTCGCAAATCTGCCTTATTGGCTTTGACGAGCTTACCCACTTCACCAAGGAACAGTTTTTTTATATGCTCAGCAGGAACAGGTCTGAGTGCGGCATCCGCCCTTACATTCGTGCTGGTTGCAACCCTGACCCCGATAGTTGGGTGGCGGAGCTTCTCGAATGGTGGATCAACCAAGAAACAGGATTTCCTATCCCTGAACGCGCTGGCGTGTTACGCTATATGATACAGGACAATGGCAGATACGTATGGGGCGATACACCTCGCGAGGTCATAGAGAAATGTCCGCACATTTTCAATAACGAAAAACTGAGGGATAGGAATATGAGCGACCTTATAAAGTCAGTATCCTTTATCCCTGGTTCGATCTATGAAAACAATATCCTGCTTGACATTGACCCTGGCTACCTGGGTAACCTCTTATCACAGGATGAGGATATTAAAACGCGCTTGCTTGACGGTAACTGGAAGATCAGGCTGGACGGCTTAGGGTTGGTTGACTATCCGCGCTTGCAGGACATTTACAGCAACTATCCTGAACAGAATGACCGTCCAAGGCGCTTTATAACGTGTGATGCTGCCCGTTTTGGCCGCGACCTTTGCGTAATATTCGTGTGGAAAGGCTGGGAGGTGGTTTATATTGTCGTGTACGTCAAATCAGATGTTAACGACATAGTTACTTGCATTGAGGGACTGAGGCGCAAGTTTAACGTTATGAAATCGGACGTTATCGTGGATCAGGACGGCGTTGGTGGTGGAGCCGTTGCGCTTGGAGGCTATAAAGGTTTCAAAGGCGGTAACCCTGCTGTTAAGGATCCCGATAGCCGCATCAAGGAAAATTATAAGAACTTTAAAACGCAATGTTACTACCGCGTTTGTGAGGAGATTATCAATAAAGGGCAGATCAGGATAAACCTTAACAGGGAAACCTGTATGATATATGACAACTCAGCGACTACGGGTTATCTTGGCACACAGGTAAAGGTCGGAGGCAAACTTTGGGAAATTCGCGATCTGATTAAAAAGCAGCTCCTCGCGATTAAACGCGCTGAGATCGACAAAGAGGGCAAAAAGCAGATTAACGACAAAGAGGAACAGAAAAATATACTTGGTGGCATGTCGCCTGACTTTGCAGACACCATAATGATGCGTTACGCTTTTGAGCTGACCGCGGAAAGAAAAGGTATGACCGTAGAAAATTAATTTCCATATTTGTTCTAACTTAACCAAACAGATCAGCCATGTACGTATCAAAAATCCTCGCCTTATGCTCAGTTTACAAGGGCGAAAAAGAAATATCTCCCAACCTGGGATTTCAAAACAACCTGAAAGACTCCTTAGGTCGCGTTATTGACTTCGCTAAAAAGATGGTAGCTGTTGGCTTTTATCGTACGGCGAGCTGGTGTGGTTTTTATGTTATGTGTGTGCTGTTTGATGCATACGCTGACAACCCAACCGTCCTTGCGCTGCTTAAAAAATATTGCTCAGCGTCAACCCACGAAATGTGGACGAACTTTAAGGCGTCGAAGGAATTTAAAACCGGTTTAATACCACGCCCAGGCGCGCTGGTGTTTTGGGTAGAAGGTAACGGTACAAACGGCCATGTGGGTATCTGCCTTACTTGCGACGGTACGTCCTCGTTTACAAGCTCGGAGGGCAACTCCAATACTGACGGTTCGAGAAACGGCGACGAGGTAGCTGAGAACCACCACACAACCAACAAGCCTCACTCCGTCAACGGATTGAACTATTTGGGCTGCGTTTATATGCCCGAATAAAATTTAACCAAAAAATTTGTTTGTTAAATATTTTTATATATTTGTAGCATAGTCGGTGCAACGGGATAGGCACAACCAAAACCATTTATTAATTAATTTAATCATTTAAGAAAATGTTAAGAACCTGCCCCGCTCCCGCTGCCATTGCAGACATTGTACCTGAGGGTTGCCAAATTGATTTCGACCAAATCATAATGCTAATCTTCCAGCGTGTGCAATCTGCCGCACCGTTCACGGCAACAAGCATCCTGCTTTTAGCCACATGGACTCCACTGCTTACCGCTGCCGACAGCACTAAAGTAGTAGCCACTCCAAAATTCGCTGAGCTTGTTATCCCTCAATCTACTGCAATACAGGTAGGTGGTAACGATAACACAACCATTAACGGTATTCCTCAGTACAACGGCGAAGGCTTTGTGCCTGTAACTGCTGAGATACCTGGTTTGGACTCATTAACTAAACGCGCTTTAAAGAACCTGACACCTGAGAGCATACCCAACGCGCTTGGACAGTCAGGGTTATCGGTGTACATGGTTAATCGCTTTAGCCAAATCATTGCAATGGGTAAAGACGCAACCCATATATATGGTTTCCCGGTTAATAACTTCCGCGTTTCGTCTGTTGGGTCACAGGGTTTTAACGCTCGTAACAAGACCCAAATTGGTTTTGATCTGCTGCCTGACTGGGACGACTACGCACAGGTATACACTCCAACCGCATTTGATCCACTGGTAGATATTCACCAATAATAATGGCAAAGACAGTCACACTACACAGCAAGCAACTGGGACCTCGGGAGTTTCATCCTGAACACGCGGAACGGTTGCTTGCTTTGGAAAAACGTTTAGGCGTTTCGCATTGGGAACAGAAAACAGACGCAAGCCAAACCAAGTCAAAGAAAAACCATGAGATTATCGGAGGAGCAAATACAAGCGATATTAACAGCCCCGAAAAACTCGGATAAAATTTCTTTTGCCGTTCGACAAGAACAGCGTTTGGTAATGCACTCGGAGCCTGTTCAGGATAAGACCAAGTTAAACCAGGCGTTTTGGCGCTGGATTGCTTGGGTTCAGGCTATTCTCCCTCAAGACAAATGGAACCGCTTTAACAGCCTGATAACTGTTCCACTGCCCACAAACCGCCAGGCACAATCTATCTTTACTGAGCTTAAAAAGGTGTTTCAATCAATGAACAGCATTAAAAAGCTGCAATTTATTGATCCTGCCCTTTTAAACGACTTTCAGGAGTACGACCAAAAGGTTAAAATTAGCAGCTACATGCAGACCAAAGGTTGGGAGGCTGTTAAAACTCAACTCAACTCCTTTGTGGTTATCGACCTGCCCCAAAAGCAGATCACGCCACGCCCCGAGCCCTATCCTGTTTTGATCTCAATATCCAGCGTTTTCGACTGCGCCTTTGACGAGGACGAGGAGTTGGAATATCTGTTTTATAAGATCACAGACACCGAGGGTAAGCCACAAATGTGCGTAATGGACGACGAGTTTTATAGGATATATAAAATGCCCGAACAAGGCGCAACGTGGGAAAAGGTATTGGAAAGCCAACACTCAATCTTTGACGCTCAGGGCGTGGTTGTTGACGGCCCAGGCTATGTTCCTGCAAATGGCGTTTGGAAAACAGCAAGCAAGTCCAGCAACTTCATTGATAAGATCGGCCCTGTTACCAACGTGCTTGGCGACCTTGACTGGTACCTATTTAAGGATATCAGCTTTAAATACCTCGGCCTTTACGGTGACTACCCGATAATTTTTACCTATAAACAGGTTTGCGACTACAAAAACGATCAGGGCGCTATGTGCGAAGGTGGTAAGGTAGAACGCATTATGCAGACAGGCGTGGACGCAGCGACGAGCGTTTGGGAGGACTGCCCAGCTTGCTCAGCGCGTAAAGGAATAGGCCCAGGCAGCCGCGTTACCATTGACGCTCCTAAGGACGGCGAAGATGTTGACCTAATGAAAAACCCAATTTATATTGCTGAAATATCCAACGACAAGCTGGAATATGGCAAGACATATTTGGACGATCTCGAGGACGACACCTTCCTGACTTGCGTAGGTCAAGACCTTGAGCCAACTGCCATGGCTCAGAATGAAAAGCAAGTCCAAAAGAGCGTCGAAAGCAAGCAGAATGTCCTGCAACGCATAGCAACCAACATAGACCTTACAGACAAGTTTATATACGACACCTGTAATTATCTGCGTTACGGTCGCCGTAATTATCTTGGTTCCACTATTAGCTCAGGCGACGAGTTTTACCTTCACGGGGCAGAGGACCTTAATGGACGCTATGCTGACGCAAAGAACGCGGGCAAGCCGATGTACGAATTGGCAGAAATACGCGACCTTGCAAATAAGATCGAAAACAGAAACAATCCTGAGGCGCTACAGCGTAACGAGGTCTTAAACCAACTTGAACCTTGGCCCGATCTCAGTATTGCGCAAATAACAACATTAGGGCTCCACAATATAGATGCGGTTAATTTTGCTATTAAGATTAATTTTAATAGTTTTATCGACCGTTTCGAGAGGGAAAATATAAATATTGTGGAATTTGGCTCGAAAACAGATCAAGCAAGTAAAATTAATGCCATAAATTTAAAACTCCAACAGTATGCAAAAGCAACCATTTCAAGCTCACAACCTGACCCACGGGCAGATGCGCCAGCTCCAACACGACCAGCATAATGGTAATGTTGAAAACGATACCAAAGGTTCCGAGGATCCGGATTATGAATTTCCCGGCCACGAAAAACACCTGGTCCATGCAAAAATAGAGATACCTCAGTTTGACCCGCACACAGGGCAGCCGCTTGGTGTTCCCAAAATTCAAAAGTATTCACCAAAGGTGTTTAAGCAGATGAAAGAAACCAATGGCTTCGCAGGCTATAAGGTTACCGTTTTGCACGATCCCAAGGATAGCGGTATCAATACAAACCTTAACCCGCAAACTCAGGGCGGTCAGTCGCTTGGTGATCGCCACAGCGAGGACAATAAGTCTAAATTAGCTGGTGGCTTTGAAAACGGGCAAAACACAGCAGGTAAACCTGGCGACGAGCAGTTGGAAAAAACCGGCGTAGCTGGCAACAGCACATCCAGCACCCAGAGCGCAGGCACTCAGGGCACAGGCGGCGAAACCGTTGTACCTTTCGACTTTAAAAAAGCGAACAAGGATCAACTGACTGCAAAATATACTGAGCTTTACGGCGAGGCACCAAAGCCTGAATGGACAAAGGCTGACCTTATCGAAATGTCCGAGGAAAAGATCGCGTTCCTGGCTGCTGAGAAATTGGAAGCAGACAAAGCAGCAGGTCAGCAGCAGTAAAATCCGCTGGTATTGACAATATGGAAATAGGGCCGTAAATTGCGGTCCTATTTTAGTTTAAAAGAGATAGTAAACAGATTATGCCAATTACAGAAAACAACTTCACAGCGGACGAGCTCCAGGCAGCCTTAACTGCCAACCCTGCCCTTGCGGCACAACTCAAATCCTTCGGCGAAAAAGCCAATTACAGAATTAGGACAGCCGACGAAGAGGCAACCTTTTTATCGGGATTTGAAAAACAAAAAGTGGATGCCAAGACTTTCGAGTTTGCAACCGGTATCGAAAAGGATGTTTTGGAAGCCTCAGGCGAGCCGAAACTGGAAAACGAAAAATACCATGAGTATTTAAAGCGCGTGTTTGGTACAACCAAGCAAACGTTAACCCAAATGAAAACCGAGCTGGAGCAGCTCAAGGCTGACCCAAACAAAAATACCGCCGACCGTCAGCGTATCGCCCAACTTGAGGGACTGCTTACCACGGAAAAAACAACGGCGGGCGACAAGCTTAAACAGAAAGACGCGATTATAACCGACCTTAAATTTGGCTTTGAGATCGAAAAAGGAATGGCCAAAATTCGTGGCGCGTACATTCCCGGTGTGCCGGAATTTGCCATACAAGCCGCTGAGGCTAAGGTTATCGCTGACATTAAAAAGTCAATGAAAGAGGTTGAGATAGGCGGCAAAACCGAACTTGTTATCCTCGACGCGCAAGGCGCGCCAAAACTTGACCCTGCAACCTACCAACCCGTAACTATTGAGGCTGAGCTGAAAGAGCGTTTAGCCGATCTTATTGATAAAGCGCGTGTGTTAACAGGCACAGGCACCAAGCAGGAGCAACAGCAACAGCAGCAGGCATCCGAAGGTGTAGTGAAAGACGCCACAGGAAAGATCACAGACGTGACCAGTGTACCTGCCGAAGTTAAAACCAAAACGCAGCTACACGAATACTTGTCCAAGCTTGGTTTGTTAGCAGACAGCGAGGAATTTAATAAGATTTATACCAAGCTTGGAGAAAAATTACCTTTGAGGTAAAAAAATTCTTTGGTTATTAAAAAATAAATTATGTTTGTGGTATAACTAACCGGTTAAGAGATAAACCGAAATTAGTTATACCATTTTTATACCCGCACTTCATGGGATAGAGGCGCAAAAAACCATTTTTTTAAACTTCTTTAAACTCTATTCCGTATGTCATTAGTTAATACCTTGATGCAACCACTACGCGCTCAGTACGCAGCACGTTTGGACAAAAACGAATTGCGCGCCTCTCAGTACGGCGCCTGGGATTTCTTTCAAAAGCAATCCGCGCTACCAAATAGCATTTTGGATCCTGAAACCGAAAAATTCATAAAAGAAAGTTTTGGTAATACAGTTCAGGTTCCTGTTTTGGATGCGCCAAATGTTACCATTTCAAACGTGAGGTCGTGTACCATTGCCGACCAGGAAAACACTTCAAGGATTATCGCCTTGACCTTTGCAACCTATTCGTTTGGTTTCACAATGGTGCCTGCTCAGTACAAAAATAACGATGTAAAATACCAATCTGACTTTACCCGCAAACTGGATGCTTACTTGTTAAAATTCGCTTCGGTGCTTGACCTTGCTGCCGTTGCAAAAATGGAAAACGACAAAAATATTTATTTCCCTTCGGACTTGCTGAGCTTCTACCCACAGGTAGGGAACGCTTTACAGGTAACTGACGAGGATAAAAACGACTACTACAATCAATTAAACGCGATCCAAAACGTCCGCGACTACTATGGCTCGGTAAACGTTATCAGCTCTACCTCAGGTATGCCGCTGGTTGATCGTTTAAAAGGCCAGGGTAACGCTAACGGCGTAAACGAGAGCTTCCAAATGTTGGGTTACAACTGGAAATACACCAATCGCATAACCAACGGCGCTGGTGTTAAATCCACTCAGTTTGTTGTCCCTGACGGTTTCGTTGGTGTGTACAATCGTAACGATTGGGACGCTATCATGGGTAACACCGTTGGTAACGGCTTAAAGGTGTGGGGTCAGGCTCAAATGCCTATTGTTGATCTCAACATGGGTACTTATTATTACGAAGATTGCGCGGACTACTCAGCATTAAACGCTGGTACAACCGGCCTGACACGTACTAAGAAAGAGGGCTATGAGTGGAGCACCGATATTTGCTTTGTGACTGCTTACAACAGCGATCCTGCAAACCGTTACTCTCCAATTTTGAAAACTGAATTAGCCGGTCCTGCTACTGCATAAATAGGCAGAGCAAAATAACTGCAAAGCCCCGCAGCCGTATTGGTTACGGGGCTTTTCTTTTTTACATCTTAAACCAATAGCCATGTTCAATGAAGCCTTAATATCCGAATGTATAATGCCACTGGCCCAGTTTGCTCAGTCAAGCGACCCAGCGTATCCTTTACTGGATAGCCGATTAACCTCAAGTACCACAGGGCGAACCATTACAGGCGTTCATCCGCTTTGCACGGTTGAGAACATATTTAACAGCGCGCCGGAGTTTCCTTTGTTCGCGTTTCCTACCTGGGATCCTTCTCAGTCGGTTAAAAAAGGAACCATGTGGGTTGACGAAACGGTTTATTATACGGCATTAACATCGTTATCGCCCGCCCAAAATACGGTGGCGCCACACGCGTCTGCAAACTGGGAGGCGAGCGATCCATTTAGCCAATGGCTTTATGATATTAAGTATCAGTGCGCCATTGACGTTGTAACGTCCGTTTTCAGAAATAGGAAAATAGCTAATTATAGCAAAACCCTAATGGAAAATACCAGGTTGTACGAGGGTGGTGGCATACTGACTGACAGGGTTATAAACTCAGGCGATTTCGTTGGCTTTGCAATCGAATTAAAGCCCAACCAAAATATTATAAATTACATTACTCAGATCGGTATCCAGCTTGATACCGCGATAAACAACCTTCCCATTTACATCTTCCACAGCAGTTTGTCCGACCCTGTTTACAGGCTAACGATAAACGCCAAGGGCGGGTTGAATTTCAACTGGAATGATATTTTAGATAGCAACAGCAAGCCCGTAGCCATAAAGCATTACGATAACAACGTAGACACGGGTCACGATCTTGGTGGTATCTATTTCATAGGCTACTACCAAAAGGATTTAGGTTCAGCTCAGGCAATCGAAAAGCGATTTAACCTTTCGGTTGCGCCTTGCTTGACTTGCAACCAATTTAACCTGCAAGCTTACAGGGTTTGGAACAAGTTTATAAAGGCGACCGCTATAAAGGTCGACAGCGAGGACTTAACATCAGGCGCGCCAAAGATGTGGGACATAACACGCACACAGTTTGTTTACGATACCAACTGGGGTTTTAACCTTGCGTTTTCTGTTCAATGTGATGTAAGCCAATTTATTTGCGCTAACGCTGGTGTTTTCGCTGACGCCTACGCAAAGCAGGTTGGTTTAAAATGCTTGGAACAAATTGCAAACTCCACACGTATGAATGGCGTGGCCATGACCACCAAACAGCTTGCGGCAACCGAGCTGGATCCAAAAACGAGCAGCGGCAGTTTACGAGCGTATTTAAACGATGCCATTGCCGCGGTAGATTGGGATATTTCAGGATTTGACATAAATTGTATTCCTTGCAGCACAAAGGGTAAATTAACCTACGAAAGTATATAGAAATGAATTTGGCTATTTTTGAAAGGTTGGAGCATACGTTAAGCACTTTGCCGATGCAAGGTCTTGTTCAAAGGGCCGCAGATCGCCAAGAGGATTTAATGATCTCGTTAAATATTGAGCAGCTTAACGCAGGGTTACTGGATACAGGCGCGCCCATAACACCCGCTTATGCTCCTTATACCGTTATACAGAAAAAGAAAAAAGGGCAGCCCTATGATCGTGTAACGCTAAAAGACGAAGGTTTTTTTCAGGGCGCAATCAGGGTAAAGCAGTACGCTACCAAATATGAACTGATTTCATTAGATGCCAAATCAGAGGCTTTGCAAGAAAAATACGGCCACGAAATATTGGGCTTGTCCGACCCTTCGTTAGGTCAGGTTAGACAAGCTATGAAACCGTTAATGATAAAAGACCTAAGGAGCATAATTAAAACAGGTGCATTATGATAAACTACCTCGATCCGTCAGCCCCGCTTATTAACGAATTTCTTGGCGTAGATAAAGCGATACAGAATATCCAAGAGCAACTACAAAACGATCTTGGCTGGTTAGGCAATCACGCCTTTGGCCGCGCGTTCAAACAAGAACTGGTTAAGATATTGCCAGGGCAGTCGTCGCGAAAGCTTATTTATTATCCTGAGGTTTACCAAGCAGGTGGCGAGCCTTTGAATGTTATGCCTAATGATAACCTACGCGCTCAATCGTTTTTTTACGTGAACGATCCTATTAAAGCCATTGATTATCTGCCAGGTCATAATTCGATATTTACCGCCCCTGCGTCGTTGGTAGTTTGGATAAACCTTAAAAAATTAAATGTTATAGCCACTGCAAGGACAACTGAGCAACTTAAATTACAGGTACTGGTTACACTGGGTAAATTTAGCAATGTATATGTAACCAAAACTTTTGAGAGTTACGAAAATGTTTTTTCAAACTATACGATATTAGAGGAGTACCGCGAGTATATGAAGTTTCCATATACCGCGTTCAGGATTGACTTTGATTTGTCGTACAGGATACTGGTAGGAGATCCAAATATTTGTTATTCGCCTCTTAAAAGCTAAAAATGGAGCACTTAAACGTAATATTGAAATTTATAAAATCGTCGCTAATGTCACTACCTGTACCTGAAATTTCTTTTAATAATGTGGTTAAACATCCGCTAACCTGGACAATGATTTTACTGAGCATTGCGGGCGGTTTTATGCTGGACCAATTCGTAATCGCCAAAAAAGACCAAAACAATGACTGCAAACAAGAGGTTATATATTGGAAAAATTCGTTTGCCACCGAAAGAAACATAAATTTGCAGATTACGAACGAACTATTGGACCAAAAATTAGGCTACACCCGCTATAAGGACAGCACCCAAAAGACGGATAGCCTGGTTAGAAAACATTTATTAATCAAGTCAAAAAAGCTAATTAATCATTAAAAACCATGTTCAATTCACTTAAAAATTACCTCCTGCTGTTATTGACAGTATTATTTATTGCAGGGTGGGTGTGTTTCTTTATCTATTTAAGGAAATACCAAGCAGCCGACGAAAAGGCCCAATCCAACTCTAAGGTTATCAATACCGCAACTAAGTTGGTTAAACAATTCACCGATACCTTGACACATTCAAAACACCGAACCTACGAGGCGCCCAAACCAATATCATATCTCGAAAGCAAAAAAGAGGTTCTACCTGGGTGGGCTGACACCGCCGAAAGGAGCCTTGATCTTGGCGCCGACTATAAAAATCAGGTCGCTGAGCTTACAACGCTAACCATAACGTTAAAAGACAGCCTTTTGAGAGCAAATATTAAACTTAACGCTGCCAATAAAAAGGTGTTTTACTACCAATCGGAGTTTATACGCCTGAGCTATACCCCTGACGCTGACCCTGAAAAAGCAGGGTTGTTTGGGTATCATTATAACACAGGGCTGATAGTAGCTAACTATAACAAGCGGAATTGGTTCCTGGGGCCGCGACACTATTTTATGGACGTTTCGTCTGCTGATACCAATATGACGGTCGAGGGCGTGAAGCATTATCAAGTGGAACAGCCTATAGCTTTATACGGTTTCAAGCTTTTTGGCGTGACTCGTTATAGCGTGTACTCCAAAGAACCTGAGTTTGGCCCGGGCGTTGAGATCAGCAGAGGTCCTGCTTCATTACGAGCAAGCTACCTTTACAATATGAGCCCAAACAATACGATTGCAAACCCGCTGTTTAACAGAAATCGCGCAAACTTATACCTATCCGCAACCTATGATTTTATTAAACTATAATTCATTTATTTGGATCCTGTTCTTTGCGCTGTATAATGCGGGCCTGTACCTTGTTGCAACAAAGGTGGGCCTGATTGAATTTTACGATTATCACAGAAAAAGGTGGATGCCCGAGCGGTGCGAGTTTTGTTTATTCTTTTGGATGTCCGTACTGGAGGAGACCTACCATTTCGTACTAAAGCTCAGCCATTTTTACCTATTCGATCTTTGTATTATTTTCGCATTTGCCGTGGCGACTGCAACCTTGTCGCGGAAAATATTATGATCTCACTACTGTTACCTGATACTAAAATACTGCTTTACGACGATGCAATGGACATGCCTGCCGCCCTGTATAAGGAGTTTCAAAAATACCTTTTACAAGACGCGGGCATAGGTTCGACAATGGACGACATTATAACCAGGTACGATGCTATGTTTAAACACCTTGCAGCGAACAAATATACCGAAGCAAAAACCGAAGCTGAGAACCTGTACTATACCAGTTTTGCGATCCTTGAAAAACTGAGCTACAAACACCTTTCTTTTGGTTGCCTGATCCATAGCGTAAACGATCAGGTCATAACAGATCACTCCTCAAATAACCTTTCCGACCTAATAGATGGCCTTTCAAAAAAGGGTTTAACTCAAAAAATGGTTGAAGATGCGGTATTGGATTCAAAAAAAAACTCCAATCCCAATTAAAAACGCACTTTCCTAAGCTATTTCCTGACACCGACGAGTTGGATTTTTATTCCAATGTTAAGAAAAAAGTTATCGCCCTGTTAAAAACCATGTCGCCTAATGCCGATATTCAAGGTGAGGGAGAGGTTGAGTTAAAGGTTGCTGAGCAGTATTTTATTAACTCGGTTCAAACCTATGATTTCAGGGACGAAAGCGTAAAAAACGCTGTGGTTGGTTTTGAGAATAATTTTAACAATGTTTGTGCGGCGCTTGAAACAGCAGGGCACCTGACAAAGAATATAACGACCATGGAGCTTTACGCTAAGCTGACCTTTTTTAATTCGCAAAACAAACCTAAATAATATGGAAAGCCAAACAGTACTCACATTGCAACAATTAAAAACCATTGTATCTCAGTACGGGTACGATTTACCTATGATACGATCTATCCTTTCAGTCGAAACGTCAGGGATTGGTTTTTCGCGTCTTTCGCCTTACCATATGATAATACGCTTTGAACCGACCTGGTTTAAAAAAGAGCATAAAGATTGGGCAGCGGGTCAAACTACCTGGATGAACACAGGCGCACAAAACCAAACCGCTGAGTGGAAAGCTTTTAATATTGCAGCCATTGAGGATAAGACAGCAGCCCAATTATCAACTTCTATCGGTATAGGGCAGCTAATGGGTTTTAACTGTTATGCGATCGGTTTTAAGCACGTTCAGGACTTTTGGGATTACTGCCAAATAAGCGAGTTAAACCAGGTTGACTGTATGCTGAAATGGATAAAATCCAAACCAAAATTACACGAAGCGGTTTTAAAATGCGATTATGACAACATTGCTTTTTACTACAATGGACCAAAATATAAGGAATTGGCTGACAAAAATGCTGAGCTGCCTTACAATGTTCGATTACACGCGAACAGAAATAAATTTTTAGCGGTAGAAGCTACCGGAAAATAGTATATTTAAAAAAAATAAAGTGTATGTTTGGGGCAAAGCAGGTATGTGATAAGGGTTTGATTATCAAGCGAATATAAGATGAACCGTCGAGGCTACAGGGTGAGGGTAAACCTGCGTAACTGTTTGATAATCAGACAGTTATAAATGAAAAAGTTTATATAACTGCTTTTGCAAGTGCCGGCGCGTAGCTGCGTGGCATTGCAAAGCTATAAGATTTGGGCCACATAATCCAAATTTTAACACAGGTGTATTTTAAAAAAATTAGCAATGGCAGGTAATAACCCTATTGATTTTAACGATCTCTTTAATTTCAATGACCAGTCAACTATTGAGAAGGGTATAAATGGTGTTAACCTGCTTAAAAAAACCTACACCGATTTTTTCAATTCGGTTATAGGTGGGCAACTGCAAAGGCTGACTGAGCAGGAAATTCAACTCACCAGCGTTAACGAGCAGTTGTTAAAATCTACCTTACAATTATCGGTCGCCAATAAGCAAAACCAAAAGGCGTTGCTTGATAACCTGCAGGCTGCTGATAAATTAAAGTCCCAACTGGACAAGCTTAAACAGTCGAGGCAAGACGCAAAAAATACGGATGCAGTTGCGAGGGATGCCGTTAAGTCGCTCACCCAACAGTATGCAGACCTAAAGCGCGCCTATGAGGCTGCATTTACCTCAGCTAATCACGAAAAAGCTCAACAGATCGCCAAAGATGCCCGGCAAATCGATTCCGACATTAAGACGATGAACAACACCCTGCGAAGCACGAAGCAGGTTTTTACCGCTGCCGCAGGATCTTACGCAGCCCTTGACGCTGAGAATAAGAGATTAATAGTGAGCCTGAAAAATATGCCCGAGGGTTTGGCCAAAGGCAACAAAGAGGCCGCCGCGCTCGAAAAGCAAATTTTCAATAATACAGCGCGCCTAAAAGAGTTTGACGCAAGCATAAACCAAAACTTTAGGAACGTTGGTAATTATAAGTCGGCGCTGAGCGGATTAGGAAATCAGTTTTCACAGTTTGCGCTTGGCTACTTATCCATACAGGCCGGCTTTGCCTTGCTGGGTAGTATCTTCAAAGGTAACGAAGCGGTGGGCGAAAGCTTAGCCCTTGTACGTCAAAAAGCCTCTTTAACAGCAGAGGAGACCGACAAACTGGAGGAGAGTTTAAAGCGTATCAAAACATCAACCTCGTTGGACGATCTCGCTAAGATTGCGGCGATAGGCGCACGACGAGGAATTGGTAAAGATGACCTTGCTGGTTTTGCCGAAGGGTTGGACTTAGTGAGCAGGGCGCTGGGAAATCAGATCGCTGGTGGTGCCGAAGGTGTCGCGACTGCTTTAACCAAAATAAATTCATTATTTGGTATTAGCAACCAGTTTGGTGTAAAAGAAGGCATCATTAAGACAGGCTCAGCACTTGCAACGCTTGGTAAATTCAGTATTACCACGAGTGAGAACCTGCAGGACTTTGCGACAAGGACAGCGGGTGTGGCTCAGGTGTTTAAACTATCATTACCACAGGTGTTGGCTTATGGCTCGGCATTCCAGGAGGCAGGTGTCGAGGCTGAAAAATCAGGAACAGCGTTTAACAAACTACTACTACTGCTTGCTGGTAAAAAAGAGAAATATTTTGCAATAGCACAATTAGGCGACGCGAAACTAACCTTAAAGGATTTCACCGATCTAATCAATACCGACGCCGATGCTGCGTTAAAGAAATTCTTTGTCGGCTTAACATCGGGCAACGCTACCGCTACCGAAATGGCAACCAGGTTAAAAGACCTGGGCTTAAAAGCAGGCGACGTAACGAGATCGGTTATTGGGCTTGCTCAGAACCAGGGCAAGCTCGTAACGGCTACAAACCTGGTTACCGAGTCCTTTAAAACAGGCTCGGAGGCGTTAAGCGAAAACGCGATAAGCCAAGACACGCTCAGCGCCCACACCGATCTCTTTTTAAAGAAATTCACAAACGCGACGACCAGCGGCGCCATATCTAATTTCTTTAAGCAGATCGTGGACGGCGCAGGTAATGCGGTGGACGCTTTAAACAAGCTGTTTAACAGCAGATCGGCAAGCGAATTATTTGCAAGGATATTTTCCTTTGACGCTTCAAACTTTGATAGCCTTAACTCGGTATCAGACAACACGCAGGCCACTCAGAAAAAACACGACGAGTTATTAAAGAAAAACCCTTTAACAGGAAACGGTTATCCCGAAAACGTAGGCAATGATCCTGAGAAAATAAAGGCCTTATTGAAGGAATATAAGACCGCTGCCGACGATGCCTTTGCCTCTTACAACCAATACGCCCGCGCTGTTAAGAAAGGCGACGTGGAGGACGGTGGGCCTATAAACTTATCCAAGTCGCTTAAAAACGCCAAAGACCTTGAATATTCCTATAATAAAATACGCGAGGCGTATGTCCGCGCCCGTGATGCCGTTAAAGTAAAACCACCTGCAAGCTCGTCAGGTACGAAAGAGCTGGGCGACGGCGATTTAAGGTCTATACCAGAAATCCAAAAAAGAATTAAGGAGCTCACAGATCAACCCGATAGCGCGGTTAAAGGCAGCGTGACAAACGAGCGAATTATTGCCTTGCGCGAACGCCTTAAAGAGCTTCATGGAACCGTAAAATCTACTAAAGACGGTTTTGCCGAATTACAGGCCGAAATTGACAAGCTTGGTAAAAAAATACAGGATCGTTTCCTGAAAGGCGAAAAGGTGGGCGAGAATGATCCTACGGTTAAGCTTTACAGGAAAGAAGTTGCCAAGCTTAATGCAGCCAAAGAAGCCTACGAAAACTTAATGAGAGGTAGTACCTTTCAGCCGCTTCCTGGCAGACCTGACGCGGGCGACATTAACAGCGCCGCAAAAGACCTAAACGCTCAGCAGGTTAAGCTGGATTACAAAAAGGACGCCGAAGATGCCGAAAAGAGCCTGGACGAGATCGCAACCAAATACGCGATTTACAATAAGGATATTTTAGAGCAGTATAAGGCCGCCACTATTGACAAGGACGACTACAACCACTTGCAGCTAAAAAGCGTTATTGACCAGCAGAACGAGGAATATTTTGCCACCAAGGTAGCGTTAAATGCCAGGTTGCAACTCTCAAAAGAAGGGTCCTTAGAGCAGTTGCGCCTGCTTAAACAAGTGGCTGACTTAGATAAAAAACACGCCGAGGAACAGATTAAAAATGCCGAAGAGGTTGAGGTTGCCCGTATCAAAGGCATCAAAGAAGTTTTCCAGGAGTTTAATCGGTCGTTACCTGCAATCGCTAAAGGCGTGGGCAATGGCTACGCAGAAATATTTAAAACACTATCCAAAGGCGTCGAGGATTTTGCCGTTAAACAAAAACTATCTTTAACCGATGCCTTTGAGCTTGCAGGTGGATTAGCTGACGGGTTTACCCAAAACTTTATCGACGGTTCAAATCAGCGTATTGCCCAGCTCGGCGTTGAGCGCGATAACTCACTGGTAATAGCTGGTGGCAACGCTGCTGCAAAAAGGGCGATTGAGAAAAAATACAACGACGAAGTTGCGGCAGAAAAAACCAAACAAGCGAAAGCAGAAAAGCTGGACGCGCTGTTTAGGATTGCATTAAACACAGCTATTGGTATCACTTCCGCGCTTGCTTCGTTACCACCAAACGTTCCTCTATCAATCGCGATTGGTATTTTGGGCGCTGCTGAGTTTGCGGTTGCCGCAGCTAAGCCGATACCTAAATATTATAAAGGTAGAACGGGTGGACCCGAGGAGTTTGCGGTTGTAAACGATAGAGGTACTGAGCTGTTGGAGCACGAAGGTAAATTCCGAATAGCGGGTGGTGGTAAAGAAACGGTTACACGACTTAAAAAAGGTGAAAAAGTACACACAGCCGATCGGTCTGCTGAGATATTGCGCCAACAATTCGACGGAGGCAACGACGCCAACCAGTTTGTTGACAGCTTGATAAGAGGTACCGACATTGTGCGTAATTACGAGCACCAAAAGACCGACAAGCTTATAAAATCGCTTTTATCCAAGAGCGTGTCCGCAGATCAAATGGAACGCGCGTTTACACGTGCAATAAATCAGCGCCCTGTAAGGGAAACCGTTATCGACGCCGACGGGTGGAGAGAGTTTGAGGTTACCTCAAATAGCCGCATACAGAAACAAGCCGAAAGACGCAAGGGAGGCGGTAGAGGATAATGAGCAATAAAAACCTATACGATAACGTAACTTTTTTTAAACTTTGGATTCCTAACACCTTGCCGGTTCCTGGCGTTGTACCTGATAAAGGTACGCCTTTTTACATAGACGAGCCCGCGACCTGGGATAAAATTGTAATTCAGAACCTGAGGGATAAGGAGTTTTTTGGCTTTAACGAAAGCTTTGTGGATGACAAGCAGCAATTAGAGTTTGCAAACGACACGAAGGATCCTGGCACCACGCCTGTTTGGAAAGCGTACACGTTAATCCAAAGCGCCTACGACCAATTTGGCTCCGATCTTCAAATAACTTTGGATTTTGGCTATGCGATTGCCGGCGTTGAGTATATACAATATAGCGCGATACTGAACCTTAATACCTACCAAAACGACCAGGAGTTACAAATTATAAAATGCTCAGTCGAAAAGCTTGCCTTTAACGATCTTTTTAGGACAAGGTTCGATACGCCCGTAAATCTTAACGCGGCAGGAACACTTGACCAATACGCAATGGCGCCCGCCACTTCGCACTTATTAAAGCTCAGGTCTAAGCTGATTTCAAAACAGTTTATTTGCAACGTTACGACGCCTGAAAGTATTGAGAGTGGGCGTATAGCTCGTTTTATGAGCATACAGCCTGAAACCTCGTCGCCGTCTATTACTGAGCTACAGGAGCCGCAAAGCTTACCTTTGGCCATTTCAGGTATCGACCCTCGCGACCAATCGCGTTTCTTTTTTAAAGCAATAGAGGCGGGTAATTATCAGCTTAATTACGTTTGCAACTTTAAATTGCAAATCGTTTCAGGCTCAGGCGGCGTGGGTAATTTCAACATTGTTCCGCGTTTTATGATCCAGCGCCAGGACATTGTAATTGGAACCGTAAACCTCTCTCCAAGCACAATTTCGGGCGGCGCAATCATAGGAGCAAACCTGACAGCGGGCGGCGCTGGTTATACGTATGCTCTCGTTACGATTACGGGCGATGGCGCAGGCGCGACCGCTGTGGCTGCGATAGCGGGCGGCGTTATCGTTGGTATTACAATCACAGGGCCAGGCGCAGGATATACCAACGCAACGGTTACGATCACAGGGGACGGGGCAGGCGCCACAGCAACAATAACCAACGGCACAGTTACGGGCGTTACGCTGACACACGGCGGCAGCGGCTATACCATTGTAGACGGAAGCGGTGCCGTTATTTATCAGCCAAACACTACGCATAACAGCGGGGCCGCAGGCTATGTTCTTGCAACTGCTGAGATCGTGGGCGACGGCTCGGGCGCTGCGGTTCAGATCACAGGTAGCAGCGGCGTAGGCACAGGCGTTAACGTAGTAAGCGCGGGTAATGGCTATACACACGCCACGTTGGTTATCTCAGGAACATCCGCGCTAAGCACAACAGAATATACCACCTTCCCTGCGTATCAGGTTACGGGTAACGACGGCACGGGTAACATTAATTTGAATATTTCCTGTAACCTTGCTATTAACCGTGACCTACAAGTAAACGACCTGCTTTACCTTGACATAACAGGAACAATGGGTCATCCAGGAACCAGTTATTTCTATTTCATTACCAACTATACAAGCGAGTTAACATTAACAGGTAAAACAGTAGCGCCCGACAGTTTTACGCAGGCATACAGGCTCTTTGATGCCATTACTGGTCTGTTAAACGCTACCACAAACCAAGCAGGTGGATTAATCAGCTCGGTAATGAGCCCAGGCGGCAGATGTTACGATTGGTTTATAACAAACGGTTACCAAATTCGAGGCTTTGACGTAAATTTTAAACCAACGATTACGAGCCTTAAGGCCGCAATTACATCCATTTGCAATATCTTTGGACTGGGTTATGGCTTCCCTGTTCGCGGCGGCGTTCAATACCTATTAATCGAGGAGCTTGATTTCTTTTTTAAAGATCGGCAGATTACGCAAATAAATAACGTTTACAACTACACCGAAGATCACGCCGAACAGTTTGTGTTTAACGAAGCTCAGATAGGTTATGAAAAATACCCTACGCTTGCAACCGCGAATGGACTGGGCAACACGCTGGACGAGTACAATACCTACCATAAATATCTTTTCCCAATCAGAACCTTTAAGGCGGCGTTTAATAAATTGTCAAGCTTTATAGGCTCGGGTTACGCGCTCGAAAGTCAGCGCCGCGAACAGTTTGCCCTTAACCCTTCTCAGTCGCTATCCAACGACGACGATATTTTTATAATAAACACCGAGGTAGTAGGCGGCGTTTTACAATCGCAGGCAAACGAAGCGTTTGCAACCGTGTCAGGCGTATTAAGCCCTGAAACCGCCTACGATCTTCGCATAACTCCTGCGCGTATATTATACAACTGGAGCAAGTTTTTAGGCGTAGGATTAGCCAAGCAGCCTGCAAGCTCATTAATCGTGCTTACATTCGCGCAAAATAACAACACGCTGCAAAGCCAGTTGAGCGCAACCGATCCTTACAACAGATTTGAGCCCGCGACGCCTGTGGGCGAGGGTAGCAGCATATCGGTTTCCGATTTCATACAAGGGCAAAGATCACCCATACATTTACCTATTTGGTGCAACTTTGACGCCTCAATAAAATATGACCAGTTAATTGACCTTATTAATAAATTAAATTTCTCAGCGCAAACGGACGACGACGGTGGATATATCGTTTTCAATGATGCAAAAGGTGTGCTTTGGAAGGGCTATCCTTATGAGATCAAATACAATCCAACGATTGAGGAGTGTAATTTTAAGGTTGCTAAAAAAGGTTTATTTTAATTTATATATTTGAACATGCCGGATCCATTAAATAAAAATAACTTTTTACGCTGGACGGGGAGTTTTAACGCTGCGGTGTTTTCAAATTCCGCGGTGGACGATGTTGCCTCAATGCCTAATAATGCTGCGAGTGTCGATATAAGCATTTTATTAAATGACATTTCTACCTTTGGCATAAACCTTTCGAGCATACTGGTAACGGTTCAGGACAACATAAGCCGCCCTGCGACTTTTAATCCAGCCACTCAAAAACTCACATATTATTTACCGTCAGGCTCGGTTTCCGGTCTTAGGACTATTAAATATAAATGGGCAGATGTTTACGGCAATATGTCAAACGAGGCAACCATTAGGATAACGGTAACAGCCAGGGCGACTGCTTGGAGAGGTCAAGGTACGCCTACTTGCGTTATGTCAGGTGGCGTCCGGACTGGTTATAGCTTATATGCCATTTTAGAGCAGTATTACACGGACGATAACTCAGCAACGGGCGTAACCAAAGCAAACGTTAATACCGACCCTGATTATATACCACAAGCGTTGGATCCAACTAATTGCAGTACCGCAACGTACCTTACAAGGACGCTGAGCTTTAACGCGACCGACAGCTCCGCGCCTTGCGGCTCCTCAAGCCATACGGATTATTATGTGGCGCCCGCTGACAGCTCCTGGCGTATAGGGATGTTGCTATGGAATGAAACAAGTTTGACAACCCAAGCAGCCACGGGCTGGTACTCAGACGGAACATATCTATTACAGGTCTATATGGGCCGTGTCATTAACATATCAACCTGCCCATAATGGAAAATTTATACTCCAAAACCCCAAATAAGGTATTCGGACCTATTTATGTTCCAACTGAGCAGTATGCCTTTTATATTAATTTTGATACGCCTGTTTCGGACTCAAATTTCGATCATTTCCAGTTGGATGTTTACCAGGGCGCGACGAGCAAGGCGACAAACATTGGGCCACTTCAAAAGGACCTGGTAACAGGAATAACCTACAATATATTTGCTGTTTTTCATTGCCCACAGCTTCCAAATGGTTATTATCAGTTTGTCATATGGGACACGCTTGCAAATGTCGAAAAGATCAGGTCTAATTATATTTGGATCGAAAACGATCCGCTTGCATACGCCAACGCGCCTACTGTTCTTTACAGGAACGCAAGCAACAGGAATAAAATAAACTACGAGAACCTGGTGGATTACTTTAACGTATTTCGCCTACCCTTGATAAAAATTGATTACCAATTCGAGCTGCAAAAAACGCAGTATCGCAACGCAAGCGACCAGCGCCTTAGGAACCTTCGAGATTTTAAGTATAAATTTATAAAGATCGAAAGCTATTGGTTTGACGAGCCAGCACACGAGGCAGCGTCCGAAATGTATGAGCATGACGGTATATATATCGACGGCATAAAGTACATAACCAAAGACGCTTATTCCATTGCGACTGAGCCTTTAAACGACTATTCCAAAGGCTCGGTTAATATGTACGTTGACGATACCGACCAAGAATATACGTTTCCTATAAACACCAGGAGCGTTTTTGTAGACTCCTCAAGCCCAGAAGCCATGGCACAGAAAACAGTAATAGATATTACCGACGGTTCGGTTAAAGTCATAAATTGGCAGACTGATTACCTATCAGGAACAACGATTACGTATGTTGCAAAACATGGTAACTCAATCCAAATATCGGAGTCCGATTTAACGAACGGTGTTTGGGTTCCAAACGGTGTTCCTGCTGCCGCTGTGGCAAAAGATGGTTCGGGAAACATACTAACTGTTACCTTGTCCCCTCAATCTGACATATCAGAATTTATAATAATATAATTTAGCAATACAATGAAAAAAAGCCTATTACTTATCGCTATAACACTTGCAAGTATTTGTACGTTTGCTCAGCAATCCTCCTACCTTCGCGCCGATACGCTCAGAGTTACTAACAGGACAAAGGCTGCGGTTTTTATAATCGAAAATAGCACTAAATCGGTTTCGGGCTTTGCAAAGAACGCGGGCAGCGGGAGGGTTGAATTTAGCGCCATAGCGCAATCAGACGTTACAGGACTAACAACTCAGTTAAACCTTAAAGCCGACAGCGCACGGCTGTACGGCGTTATGCTTCCAAAAAAGGCCGACAGCACCCGGTTGTATGGAACGGTGTTGCCCGGTTACCTGCAAAAGGCAAACAACCTGTCGGATGTGGCCAGCGTAACGAGCTCGCAAAACAACCTGAGCCTGGGCCACAACCAGGACGTTACCCACCGTACATTAACATTTACCTTATTGCAGCACGAAACGACAGCTGTTAACGGCTTGCTTACCGCCGATCCTACGATAAAATACAGGACATGGCAGGAGGCATCGACCGATATAATCGCGACACTCGCCGCAACGACCACCGGCACCAATACTTATTTAGCCAGCTTAACCCCGGCAATCACATCTTACGTTACCAACCAACTTTACTATATCACATTTACCAATGCCAACACGATTGCGGGTACGGTAACGCTGAATATTAATAGTGTGGGCACCACGGCGGTAAAAAAAGCAGGCTCGCAGGATTTAGAGATAGGCGACATAGCTGCCGGGCAAACGCTGGTACTGCAATACGACGGTACTAACTTTCAGATCGTGGGCAGCTCGGGCGTTTCGCTACCTACGCAAAATTTGAACGGCGGCAAGTTTTTGAAAACAGACGGCGCGAACAGGAGCTGGGCGACGATAACGCCTGCGCTGATAGGGGCGCAAGCTAAGATAATTTCAGCCAACCCATCAGCACCATCAAGTACTATACTCGCGGGGGATAGTGTTAATATGGGTTTGTACAAACTACAGGCGCAGATAAACACTAATTCATTATTAGGCAGCACCAAGATATTTTATACATCAAAGATGGGGTTGGTCGACGACGCCAGCCTCGCAATGGAATCGACCACATTCGGGACTGATAATACCGCATCCATGCAGGCTATATTAAATAATGCGAGTTCAACAACGCCTATTACTGTTTATGTTGACGGACACTACTCGGCCACGCAATTACAAGTATTATCTAATACCAAGATTGTTGTTTTACCGGGTTGTGGGTTTATTCAGCGCACCAATTCAAACGTACCATTTATTAAGAACACACATCAAAGCACCGGGTCTACGGGTGTTGTTGAAAGTAATATAGAGATAGATGGTGGCATTTGGAACGGTAACGGACAGGTTTCCGGAACGGCAAATCAATCCCACGATGGCGGCACATCAGGAACGGGTTGGAATACGATTTTCAGGTTTAGCGGGGTGAATAATCTTATTATGAGAGATATTACAACGCTGAACAGCCGCACAATGGCGATTATGATAAATAATTCGTCCAATATCTATTTTCAAAACTGGTTCACCAACCTACCGGCAACGCTGGCAGGTTCAAACGATTATGATGGTGTGCATTTTATCGGCCCAATGACCAATGTTGTGGTTAAAAACCTTTATGGCAACAGTCAGGATGATTTGATTGCGCTGGATGCCAATGATGTTTGGCAGACCACAAACCCCTCAGGAAATCTCCCCCTAAACGGTTCTACCTATGATTTAGGAGCAAGCGTTGGTAATATAACGGATGTGTTTGTCGATGGGATTAATTTTCAAAATACAAAAAGCGGTATTAGACTTTTATCGACGGCGGCCCTGCTTGGTAGGATAAATATATCCAATGTGATGGGAACGGTGTCTCAGCAATGGCTTGTTTGCGATTACTATACCGAAAATCCAAGCTACATAAACAACGGTGGGCTTGCATTTAAAAAGGGAAACATTTCTTCGGTCAGGATAGATAATGTGAATGTTACCGCAACCACCGGGGGCTATAAACCAGCTCAAGCCTTT